CAACAAGTATGCAAGATACTTGGCACTGCACATGCCGAAAGTAATTGGTGCATGATACTTGATGCCAAGACATGGTTTATTCGTCCACTTGATATAGAAGAAATATTTGACCAATACAATCGTGCACATTGTGAAAGTTGGGACTGCAATAGTCCACATTGGCAGTCTGGTTTAGAGTTTCTAAAACAAAAATATAGCATTACAGATTTTAAGTGGATCAGTCCTGCTGGTGTTCCTTTTCTTGCTTATACACACGCCATGCGTGATATGGTTATGAGTGAACCAAACTTTATAGAATGGTTTGAAAGTAATTGTCAGTTTCCAAGCAAAGCAAATCCTGACACACATGGTATAACTGAATTTTTATGTTACAGTGCTTGGATAAGCAAGAATAACTTATTTGATGATCTTTATAGTGGCAAACAAAAAATTGGTATTTACAATCTTGCGGATTGGGAAGTAGATACATTTTATAACTGGTTTGTTAAATTGCAAAATGATTACAAAGCACTCACTGCAAGTGTGCATCCTCGTGCTTATAAACTTCTTGATACTGCCCAACGTAATGCATGGGATGAGTTTGTAAAGGACCGTATATGAAAGCAGTTTGTTTAGTTGCTCACCCTGATGATTGTGTAATATTTGCTTGGGGATTTATAAGAAAGTATCAGCATTTTAATTGGAAGATTGTTTATCTTACATACAATTCTAATGATCCACGTGCTATTGAAATGAAAAATTTCTGGAACAAATATGGAATTGAAACACAATTTGGTGGTTTTACTGATGATTGGAAATTTGTAAAAAATAATGAATTAGGTTTTGATGGTGAAGATGCGCAAAAATTTTTACAGTATCATTGCAGTCAACATGATTTTGTATTAACACACAATCACCTTGGCGAGTATGGTCACTTGCATCATAAATTTATTAATGAATCTATAACACATATTGCAAAACCAAAAGTGTATTTTGGTAATTTTCCACAATATTATAATGAAATTATTCACACAGAACCATACAATGTTCATGAATTGCCACTACATAAAGATGTGATATTAGGATTTGACAACAGCAGATTTAAGTATTATATTACAGAAGAAGCTAAATCATTATTAAATGAACGAATTACGTAAGATTGCCCGTGAAGCCGCTAAAGAGGTAAAACCTGGTGAGCATGTCTGCAAGCATTGTGGACTTGCTTTCACTCGTGAGAGCAGTCTTGTTGTTCACCAATGTGAACCAAAAAGACGTGAAAACCAAAAGAATGAAAAGGGTGTGCGTATTGGTTATATTGCTTGGATGCGGTTTTATGAATTAACCCAAGGCAGTGCTAAACTTAAAACATATGAGGATTTTTGTAGCAGTTCATTGTATCAAGGTTTTGTAAAGTTTGGTCGTCATTGCCATGCCATTGATGCAATTAATGTTAATAAATTTATAGATTACGTGCTTACAAGCAAATACAAACTTGATAGTTGGACACGTGATAAAATTTATGAATCATATCTTTGGGAATATGTCAGAACAGAAAAATATGATGAAGCAATGGAACGTAGTATTGAAACAATGCAACGTTGGGCAGAAGAAACCAAAGATGGCACCATAGAGTTTAGTGATTATTTTAAGAAGATTAGTACCAGTCGTTTAATAAATCATATCGTGCATGGTCGCATTAGTCCTTGGGTAATTTATTGCTGTGATGCTGGCATGGAAAAACTTGGTGAATTAAACGAAGAACAAGTTACTCTTGCTTTGCCATGGATTGACCCACCATTTTGGGAACGTAAATTAAAAATACACGCTGCAGAAGCAGAACTTGCAAGGCAGATATTAGAAAAAGCAGGCTGCTAATGGCGGCACGATTTGTAGTTGGTACCGCATCATTGAAAGATATTCGTGACTTATCTGATAATGTCTATGCGCTTGATTTGATAATAAACAAAAGTTTTCTTATTATCGCTGATCCATCATTCTGGGTAAAGAATGAAGAAGATATTAAGGCATGGTGCAATTTTTCCTTGACAAAGTGGTCACAATACGGTACGATGTTAGGGTTTATTAATGATGAAGAACGTAGTTTATTTTTAATGAGATGGGCATAAATGGATATTGACATAGATTTCGGAAGCCGTGAGGATATCTTGAAACTTATCAAGCACGTGCCTGCGTCTATACGCCGTGACGGTAACGTTGTCAAGCACAACACTGGAGTCTATGTCAATCCCATACCCCAAAACCCACTTACTGGTTTAAGCAATGTTGATTATGATGCGGCAGAAGAATTAGGTTATATGAAGTTAGACCTACTAAATGTTCACGTTTATAATTCAGTTTGCAGTAACGAGCATCTTGACGAACTCTGTAAACGTGAACCACAGTGGGAACTATTAAAAGAAAGGGATTTTGTTGCCAAACTTATTCATTTATCAAATCATTTTGATGTCTTACAACAACATCATCCTACTTCAATGGATATGTTGGCTATGGTATTGGCAATCATTCGTCCATCCAAACGACACCTTATCGGAAAACGATGGCGAGAAATAGCTGATGAGATTTGGATTAAACCAAATGAAGGTTATTATTTTAAGAAAGCGCATGCTTATGGCTATGCACAATTAGTTATGGTTCATATGAATTTGTTAACCGAGTCGTTTAACTAACTGAACAACTCTGCGTTTTGTTCTACGTTCTGCAAGTTTTGCAATGCTTACTATGTGACCACACTGCTCTCTTATATCTTTTGTTGTAAGTGTTACTGTACTATAACGATATTTGTCCCAACCATGCTTTAAAAAAATATTGATTGGTATCAACCGATTACTTTCCCACCACCATATTTCTGCTGCTTCTAAAAAACCACGTTTATCTTCTTCGGTTTTTAATTTATTAAAGGCATACATGGAAACAATGTCGCCATCAAAATTTTGTATAATTCCAATAAAGTCCGCAGTGGGATATTTTATGTAACTTAAGAAGGGATATTGTTCAAGCATTTGTTCCAGTGAAAAACTCATAATAAATATTAAAAAGGGTCCATTAGTTGCAGCAAATTTCAGGTTATTTATATCCACAAATTATAACTGTTGTAAAGAACAGCGACCTTGCATTACACAGGGAGAATCAGTTGTTTTACGCCAAACCATTACAAATCTATAAAGGTGTAGATAATAGATTTAAGTTCGTTATTAAAAATAATGACCAAAAACCTGCGAGCCTTTTACAAAGCACAGTTTTATTTAATTTAATTGATAGCACTACAAAAGAATTAGTATTTTCACGCAATCTTGACCTTGTTTATACACGTGATGGTGTAGCAACTTGTCTTATTGAAGGCAGTTTACTTGATAATATAAACGCTGGTTTATATAATTACAGCATTGTTGCTACAAATGGTAGTGGTGAACAAGAAATTGTTTACAGCGATGACAACTATCAGGCACAGGGTCAAGCTAGAATAAACGATGGTGTTTATCCACAGTTTACTTCAAGCTATCTTGCTAACAATTTTACCTATAGTAATGACGGCGATACAAACTATGTAAATGTTGCTTATAGCAGTAGCTTCTTGACAGCAAATTATGTTCGTGGTAGTGCTGTTTATCAGACCGTACAATATAATGCAAATGCTTTTACTGGCAATATCCAGTTACAAGCAAGTTTGGACGCAAAGAGTGTGGTTGATGCTAACAGCTTTACTACAATAAGTTATGCTAACTGTGCTAATGTCAGTGGCACAAATTACTTTAATTTCCAAGGCAAATATCGTGCTGTAAGATTTAAAGTAAGCCAAATTAGCGGTCAGATGAATTACATTTATTATCGTCCTTGACAGATTACCATAAATCTGTTATATTAATGTAATGGAAATTACCAACCAACTACTGGCACACTTGCCATGGAAAAAGAAAGCTACTCCAAGTGGATGGATTAGCTTTAACGCACCATGCTGTCAGCATTTAGGACATGAAGCCGATACTCGTGGTCGTGGTGGCGTTCATCAAACACCAGAAGGCGGTATCAATTATCATTGTTTTAATTGTCATTACACTTGTAGTTGGCAACCTGGTCGTCGTTTAAGTTATAAAATGCGGCGTTGGATGAACTGGCTTGGTATGGGTGAAGACCTTATAGGTCGTCTTGCATTATTTGCTATCAGCCAAGAGACCACCAAGCCAGTTGTAGTTGAACCACGTGAGTTACCTACCTATGAACCACGTGATCCTTGTCCTGGTCGTCCAATTACAAATTGGTTAAATGATGGATATATCAATGAAGCAGATTATAACAGTCTTGAAAATGCTATCAATTATCTTGATACTCGTGGTTTTGGCGATAAGTTGCATGAGTTTTATTGGACTAATGATGCGGCATTGCGTAACCGTGTGTTAGTTCCATTTACTTGGAACAATAAGCCCATGGGTTTCAGTGGACGGTTATTTGAAGATGGTAAGAAAAAGATCAAATACTTTTCAAACTATCCAAGCAACATGATATGGGGATATGATAAACAACACAAGAACGCAAAGTTCTGTATTGTAGTTGAAGGATTACTTGATGCAGTTGCCATTGGTGCACTTGCAATTTGTAGTAATGAAATTAATGATATACAAGCTGATGTTATTGAAACGCTTGACCGTGATATTATTGTTGTCCCTGATCGTGATAAAGCTGGTCACGCAATGGTTGATGCTGCCCTAAGATATGGTTGGAGTGTGGCATTTCCTGATTGGGAAAGTGGTATTAAAGATACTGCAGATGCGGTAGCCAAGTATGGACATACATTTACTATGAAAAGCATTTTAAGTAGTGTTGAACAATCTAGCTTAAAAATAAAATTACAAACAAAAAGATGGTTTTAATTTATATATTTGTTCATAATTTTTAAGTATATTTCTTTATCTTTTGCTTTTGGTGCACATAAACCACATCTGCAAAGTTGTTTGGCACATTTTATTACAGGTAATGTTTTATTTTCTAAATTTGTTTTTGTAAAATTTAAAAGTTCATTATAATTTTTTAAATTACCAATAGGACCGATATTTCCAGAAAAATTCATCATACAATCTTTATTAACAAATATTTCTTCTGTAACTTGTTTCACAAAAACAAAAAAATAATTTACTGAGCAATACCAATCAAAAAAATTGTTATTAACAAAACTTACTTTATTTTTATAATTTTGATTTGTAGATAATAAACGACCACCACAGCAGCATCTACCTTGTTCATTTAAATTATTATTTTTGTCAATAGAAGTTACAGTGTTTTTATTTCTACCATTATATTCCTCTTCAAACCAAGATATTTGTTCTTGAGAATATGTGTATTTGGGTTCATGATTTTCTGGACGATCAAGATAAACATTATAATACCAAGTTTCTTTTTTTTTAAGTTCTGAATTATAATTATCGGGAGCTTTGGCTAATGGTTGATCAAGCTGTCTTATTAAAAATCTCATATTGTTTTCTTGACAAAAAGAAATCATATCTAAACAATATTCCCATTTTTTAGGATTCATTAGAATTACAACTTTAAAATTTTTATTATTGCTTTTTAAAAATAACAAATTTTCTTTAAAAATTTCTAATTGTTTGTCTGTGTTTTCAGAATGAAAGCTACACGTAAATTCATCTATATAATTTAATATCTGATTTAATATTTTTTGACTTAAAATTAAATTTGTAGTTGTAGTAATTGTCAAATTCCAATTATATTTTTGATGTTTTTCTTTGCTTTGTTTTAAAATTGTAACAATGTCAGGATGATATAAACTTTCTCCACCATATACATTCAAAACGGCACTTTGTAAATTTTTCTTTGCTTGCATATAAATGTCAACATATTCATATAAAAAATCTAAAGTTTTTAAACATTTTTCTAAATTTGGATGAGGAATACTGTTTTCATGTCCACCGTAAATACCTTTGTCACAATATCCACAGTCCAAATTACATTTTAAGGTAATTTCCCAATCAATCAAAAAAGATAATTTATTATTATACGAAACTGCGCCTTCAACAGATGTAATCATCGTAATATTTACCTACTACTATTGTGCGGTTTAAATAAAAAACTAATAGAAAATTTAAAGTTTTTATGATACAATAGTGTTATGTCTAAATCTTATGATACCCAAGTTCAAAAACTATTCATTGAAATGATGTTAAGTGATCCACAAAGCTATGTGCGTGTCCAAAACATTTTCAATCCAAACAACTTTGACCGTAGTTTACAAAGTGCTGCAAGGTTCATTAAAGAACATTGTGACAAGCATACTATTATGCCATTAGTAGAACAAATTAATGCTGCCACCAGCAATACTTTCCAACCAATACCTGGTATGACCGACGACCATACAAGTTGGTTCTTGGAAGAATTTGAAGGTTTTACTAAACAAAAAGAACTTGAACGTGCAATTCTTAAAGCCGCAGATATGCTTGAGAAGGGTGACTTTGATCCTGTTGAAAAAATTATTAAAGATGCAGTACAAATAAGTTTAACCAAAGACCTTGGAACTGATTATTTCCTTGATCCTATTGCACGATTGAATAAAATTAAAGACAATAATGGTCAAACAAGTAGTGGTTGGACTACACTTGATAAGAAGTTATTTGGTGGATTTAACCGTGGTGAGTTGAATATCTTTGCTGGTGGTTCTGGTAGTGGTAAATCATTGTTCATGCAGAATATTGCATGTAATTGGATATTGGCTGGTCTTAATGGCGTATACATTACACTTGAATTAAGTGAAGAACTTACTGCCATGCGTATTGATGGTATGCTTACCAATACACCGTCACGAGATATCTTTAAGAGTATTGAAGATATTGAAGTTAAAGTTAAGATGCTTGGTAAGAAAAGTGGCAGATTACAAATCAAATATATGCCAGCACAAAGCAATATCAATGACGTTCGTGCTTATATTAAAGAACTTCAAATCCGCACAGGTCGTCGTGTAGACTTTGTTATGATTGATTACCTTGATCTTCTTATGCCAGTAAGTGCAAAAGTAAGTCCAAGCGATCTGTTCGTTAAAGACAAGTATGTCAGTGAAGAAATTCGTAACTTTGCAAAAGAATTAGACATACTTCTTGTAACTGCTTCACAGTTAAACCGTGCATCGGTAGAAGAAGTTGAATTTGACCACAGTCATATCAGTGGTGGTATCAGTAAGATTAACACTGCGGATAATTTGTTTGGTATCTTTACAAGTCGTAGTATGCGTGAACATGGCAAGTATCAACTACAACTTATGAAGACTCGTAGTAGTAGTGGTGTTGGACAGAAGATTGAACTTGAATTTGATATTGATAGTTTGCGTATTCGTGATTTGGCAGAAGATCCAGATTATCAACAATTTAAGAAACAAAGCAGTAGTATCTTTGCAAGCATCAAGGGTGGCAGTAATGTTAAGCCATCAACAGAAGCAGTGGTAGAAGATCAACCTGGTAAAATACAGGCTGATGTAAACAGCAGTGCGCTACGACAAATGTTAAACAATCTTAAGCAGAAATAAATTTTTCTAGCTTAAATGTCCGCACATTTTGACATTCAATATACTGACTGCCATTACTTGTTTTAACTTTACCTACGCCGCATACAACATCATAATCATGATATGCTACTGGTCCCTTGACCAATAAGTCAATATATTTTCCGTTGTCAATTCCGAGTGTAAGAAAGGTAATGTATTTCCCGCCTTCTCCCTTAAATACACGACCATTGGCAACAAGACCAGCAAATTCAAAACGGTCAAGATATTGATTAGCACAATAAAAACCTTGTAAAAAATCGGCATCACCCCACCATCCATATTTTCTATATTCATATATAGGGTCATTTAACAAACTATAATTATAACCTAGATCACGTAAATCCCAACCAGCACGTTTGGCTTCACATTTATAGACCCAACGACGATAACTGCCTTCACAGTGTTTAAGATATGCTGCCCAAAATGGTTTTGGGTTATGTGCTTTTTGATATGCTAATGCCCAAATCAATCGCCCAAGATTTACAGCATGTGCACGGCATAGTCCAAAGTTTCCAAGTTGATAAAGTTCATCTACAATTTCTGTCTTGTTTGGGTGTGTTCCCATACGGTGCATAAACTCATACACTTTTTCTTCATTCTTTTTTGCAAATGCACGGCGATACATATCTGCTTCATAGATATCACAACCAATAAGTTTGCTTATCTTTTTGATAGCATCATCTTCATAAACAATACTTTCTTCTAAACGCTGTTCTGTCCAATCGTGAAAGAAACTGGCTTTTTGGCGACCAGTAGTTGCAACAGGACGTATAAGCGCAGTAGCAAATACGCAATCACTACGTGACTTTGGCTGTATTGCACGAAACAATCGCCGCATTGCTGGTGATTCACCTTGTGTTACGCCTAGCACATCACCATTACAAAGAAGTTTTACAGTTGCTTCATCATAATCAGGATAATCTTCTAAACCCATATTTGGTTCTATTTCATAAAGTTGACTTAATCCACGATTAGCAAGTATATCAACTTTTAAGTGTTCAAGGTCTTCTACTTCATGTTTGTCTAATAGTATTTGATTATCAGCATTTATAAGACTTTTAGGTAGATTATGCTTGAACACAAGTATGCCACCACAGTGTTTGCTGATGGCTCGTTTCTTACCAAGCAACTTCTTTTCAATACGAATAGCTTCCCCTATGTCAATGTCAAGATCATCGTATTTGAAGTTACGAGGTAATTTTCCTTTTGCACCAAGTCGTCTTGCTGCTTCACGCTTGGCACTTTTTTCTTTAAATGTAACATAGTTACTAATTCTTGCACTTTTACCAGGCCAACGTTTGAATATACGTTCCATAACTGTAGTTTGTGCCCAATGTGGATAGTCTATATCAATGTCTGGTAAATCATCACGGTGCGGATTTAAAAATCGTGAAAGTGGTATATCCCATTTTATAGGATCAACATCTGTAATACCTAATGCCCAACAAACAAGACTACTGCCTGCACTACCACGTGTCATGTGTGGTAAGTCATTAGTCATATCTAATATTTCACGGATTTGTAAGAAGTATTCTGTAAAGCGTAGACCCAGTATGATTTCTATTTCTTCAACAAGTCGGTCACTATACGCCGCATCATCTGGTATTTGTCGTCTAAATTGTTTTAGTAATTGTTCGCATTGTGCCTGTGCGTTTTCTGGTAGTTTCATTGATTGCCCTTTATGCCTAAATGTGCCAATAATATAATAATTTATCATTTAAAAAATATCTTAAATAAAAAACAATGACCATTCCAGAATTACCTAATTTTATTGATTTAAAAGACTCTGATATAAATTGGACAAAATTCCATAATCAAATTGTTGTACTACTTGAAGAAGTTAAAAAATATACATCTACTAAAAAAATAAATTTAAAAACACACGATACTGCTTTATCTTTAAAAAAACAATTAGAAGGTCCAGTAAGAGACTTGGATGATGTAATTCATGATGAATTGATGACAGTCGTAGAATTAGTTCAGCGTTTAGAAAATTTTAATGAAACCCAATATATTGATTATGAAAAAAATACTGATAGTTTTATTTCCATATTAGATGATACTAAATTTCAATATATAAAAGAAACATTAGAAGAAATTCAAGCAATTACTAAAATAGATTTTCGTATGATCAAATGTGCTACTATGTTTCCTCATACAATGTATGATTTTCATATTGATTCAAGTTTTGTAGCCTATCATTTACCAATTATTACCACTATTCCAGATTGTTTTTTTATAGAAGGTAATGCTGCTTATGTGATGAATGATACTAAAAAATTATATAAATTAAATACGGGTGTGTTGCATAGTGCATTTAATGCATCAAGAAAAAAAAGATTACACTTGCTTTTTGCTCCTAAAAATTTAGAAATTATAAATCCCAAATCAATATCTAATGAAAATTTTTTATTGTATAGAGATGAAATTATTGAAAAAGCAAATAATAAATTAAGCCAAATATCTAAAACTGAATTTTTGTATAATAAAGATTTTTATACCACAGTTGGAAATGCTATTAAAAAACTTAAAAATTGTTAAAAACATGATAACTTATCAAAATATTAAACATTTACATATGGAATTTAGTTCACTATGTAATGCAAGATGTCCTCTTTGTCCAAGAAACTTATTTGGTTATCCATATAATAGTGGTTATGAAGAAACAAATTTATCACTTGATTTAATTAAAAAATCATTCTCGTCACAATTTATTAACCAACTTCAACGGGGCATACTAGTTAATGGAAACTTTGGTGATTTTACTGCTAATTTAGAATCTATACAAATATTAGATTATTTTAAATCGTGTTATTCAAAATTAATAATAGATATAAGTACAAATGGCAGCGCAAGAAATGCAGATTTTTGGCACGATCTTGGTAAATTTTCAAATACTGAAATTCAATTTTGTTTAGATGGATTAGAAGATACTCACGCACTGTATCGTCAAGATACAAATTTTAATAAAATACTTCAAAATGCAAAGACATACATAGATGCTGGCGGTGTTGCTATTTGGAAGATGATACGTTTTGAGCATAATTTACACCAAATTGAAGAAGCAGAAAAACTTTCTAAAAAATTAGGATTTAAAGAATTTTGTTTAATAGATCATGGTCGCAATACTGGTCCAGTATTTGATCGCAGTGGTAAATTAGTTCATGTTATGGGTAAACATGATGGATTTACAAATATTGAAGATATAATTCGCTTTCAGCAAGATCCAAACAAAACTTACTCTTATAAACCATATATTGTAGGTCTATACCATGATTGTTTCACAAAAAACCATAATTCAATTTATATTGCTGCAAATGGATTAGTTTATCCATGTTGTTATATGGGGTTTAATCCTTTAACTTATAAGCAAGGATTTAATGGATTTATTAATCGTCAAATTAAACCATTAGTAAAAAATAATAGTTTACATGAATATGACTTAGAAACGTGCATAAAATGGTTTAATACCGTTGAAAGTGCATGGACAAAAGATAGCTATGAAAACGGTAGATTAATCCAATGTGATCAAGTCTGTGGTAAATTAGAAACTGTTTAAAATACCCTAAATAATTTTGGAGTAAGTAATTTGCGTAAACAATCTCGCAGTATTCTTGATGAATTAAGCCATATGTCAATAGGCAAAGATAGTGGACACGTCCTTGAAAGTCGTGCCAATCATATCATTAATAGTGCTATTAATTTAATTAATCAACTACGTGAAACATATGATACTCCAGAGGCAGAAGAACTTGAACGTAGATTGTTGAATAGCATACGCACCCAAGAACCAGCCAAATTTTTACGTGGATTGAGAAGAATAAATGAGAGCAAGTGAATTTATCTTTGAACTTACAAATCCAAGTGATCCACCACCAAAATCTGGTGACCCAGAATTTGAAAAAAGTAGAGAATTTTTTGAGAAAGTAATTAAAACTGCTATAAAAGATTTTAATGATGAACTTAAATTTCTACAAAAAAATAATGTAGCTGAATATGATAGAAAAACAACAGATGAAGATAAACTGCGAAACGATCTAACCAATTCAGTAGTAGATTATCTTTTATCAAAGGGTGCTGGTAACTTTGTTCCAAAAGATAAGTCAAATTTTATTTCAAAATTTACATTAAGGGCGAGTGAAGCAGAATTTAATGATACTACAGGGGAAGTAATATTTAAAAATCCATTGCCAATTATAGCATTATCAAACCAAGCTACTACAAGCTGGTATGCTAATCGTAATGCAAGATTCACAAACCCAACATTATGGGCAAGATATCAAGGACCATCAAGCGGTTCAGTTGGAAGACGTGTTGCACCAATTGATCCTGCAGTTTCAAGAGATATTGAAACTATAATAAAAACTACTGTTACAGATGAATCTTTCTGGAAAAATTTACTTAATAAAATAAGTTCAAATGATACAAAAAATCAAATTTATACTGTTCTTAATCAAGTTTACAAAACAGATGATTATATTCCAGAATTTCCAACAAAGGTAGCACCTATAGATGCAAGGGCAGCAAACTTACTTGCACGTGAATTAGGATTAACAGCGGTTGATGATACAGCTTTTTGGTTTGAATTTACTAAAAAATTAAATAGTAGACCAGAAATTATTATTCGTATTCTTAAAGATTATTACTAATAAACAAGCAACTTTTTCCAACAATTATAAATACATGTAGCGTATTAATAAACGCATATTTTGGAGTATTAAAATGGCAGATTTTTATCGTGTAAATGGTAACGTTGGTCTTGTCGGTGACGGCAAGGGCTTTATCAGCACAGCAGCAGGTGCAAGTTTCATTGGTAAGCAACCAGTAGCTCTTGCAGGTTATATTGCAGGTTCTGGTGGTGCAGCAACCGATCTTACAAGCGAACTTGGTGTAAACCTTGGTGTTGAAGGTATCTTGAAGACACTTTCAGCAAACATTACAGTTCTTGCATACCAAATTGAAACAGGTAGTGGTGGTAACATCAGTCTTCTTCTTGAAGGTGCAGCAGGTATTGCATCAACTGACGCTGGTATTGCATCAGCAGTTCAGGCAATTGTTCGTAACGGTGGTAACGGTAGTGGTTACTATGGTAACAACAGCACTAACGCAACTACTTCACTTTTCGTGAACAAGGGTTTCAAACTTTCATATATATAATAGTATGTGAATATAGTAGAATCAAGGGCGGTATTTTTACCGCCCTTTTTTATTGTCTATATACTCTTATGATACGTTGTTTAACACTTATAGATTTAGGAACTGAAACAAATCCAAATAAAAATTGGATTTCACTTATGCAATCTATAAGTCTGTATTGCAATTTTGAAATACAAAATTTTCCTAAAAAAATTCATAGAGATTTAAATGGGTTGGACTTTGGAAAAACCTATAACGGATTCCATAATGTATGGATATTTGATTTTAATGCAACTGAAAATATAAACATCGCTGAACTTGAAAAAATAGTGCAACATTTACCGATTATATCTGGACTTAATGAAACAATTAATTTTGACATAAAGTGTGCCTTGATAGACAGTGAACATAAAAACACCCACTTTTTAATGATTTAACCATATTATAAATACTTTGCACTGCATTTGGAGCTAAAAGTGGTTACTAAAGTTTATGAAAATGAGCGTGAAAGTTTAGAAGCACACGTTGATCTTTGTGCAGAGCGTTATGAAAGAATGGATGAAAAAATGAATACTATGGAAACAAGACTTCTTAAAGTTGAATCCATAGTCAGCGAGATCAAAAATATGTTGATCGAGAAAGAAACTATGGCTTATAAAAAACTCGTTGGCTTGGGAATTGGCATTATTGGCTCACTACTAACAGCCCTATTAGGGTTGATACTTTATATTGCGAAAAATCCGCACTTATAATTGACAATTACATCGCTGTTTGATAAAATACTTGTATGAACAGCGAAAAACAGCAATTCAACAAAATAGCAAAGTTTATCACTGATTCTTATAATGATATGTCTAAACGTGGAAATATCATTGTAAAATCGGTAGGTAATACTTTTGTGGTTAATGATATTAAAATCAAGAATAGCAATGGTGTCTGGAATGTTGAAAGGGGCAAAGCTACAATTTCTACTTTCAAACAACGCCGTATTGCTATACTATTTGCAGCATTAGTTTGCAAAAAACGATATACCGATTCACATAAAATGGTAGCGTATGACCACCAAATGGACATGCTATTGGATGACAAAGAACGTTTTAAACGTAGACTAAAAACAAAATATAATCCAATCTTGGATGATAGATTAGAAAATGTAGAAACTAACCTTGATTTGTTAGAACAACAGTTGAGAGAATTAGAAAAAAGTCTGTCTTTGCAATAAATAACTTAAACAAGGACATTACAATGTTTGTTAAAGAATTTAATAATTTTTCTGCCGTAGAACTTAATAAGCAATTAGAGAAAGTTTACAAGTGGCAACTTAATCTTGACAGTTTAACAGAAGGCAGTGTTAACCAAATGCTTTCAACTGTTCAAAGCACAATTAACACAATTCGTAAAAGTTCACAAGTGCATCATGCAGAACGTAATCCAAAATATATGGAAGCTGTTATGGTAACTAAAGTCCTTGAAACATGGAAGAATGAAATGGCAGCAGGTCGCAAAGCACTCGCAGAAAAGATGATCGCAATTAATGAATATTGCACAACCCAACTCAACGAACGTGAGTTGACACCAGGCGAAACAAAGAAGAAAGAACACTTTGTTAAGTCACTTAAAAAGCGTGGTGGTGATTTTGAAAAGCGTTATGGTAAGCGTGGTAAGGAAGTTATGTATGCCACTGCTACAAAGATGGCAAAGAACGAAAGTATTGTTCTGCCACCAGCATTAACAGAAGGTGAAATTGAACAGGCTCGTGTTACTATGGCTGCACGTGACCTTGCTGATACAGTCCAAGATATTGTTGAAAAGATCAGCACTATGCAAAACGAACAACTTCCAGCACTTGTAAGTGCAATGAAGGATGAAATTGGCATGGAACAAGCTAATTCATTTAATGATTCAACCAAGCAAGTTCTACAAGGATTGCTTGATAGTGCAAACACCGCACGTGACACACTTGATAATGCAGCACGTGGTGTTTATGGCGCACAACCAATGGGTGCCGCACCAGTTGGTGATTTAGGTGGAGCACCTGCTCCTACTGCTGAACCAGCAAGTGATATTGATGCAGCACCAATGCCTCCACGTGATGGTGGCGATTTGGACACTGCTGATAGTGCCGCTGGCGGAACTGCTGAATTGGGTCGTGGTAAGAGAGTTTAATAATGAAACTCTTGGAAGTTGCACCAGATTTTGTTCGTAGTCAAGTAGGAACCTTGATGACAATTTTGCAGTATTTGCAAAATAAGACAGAACCTGGCACAAAAATTCCAATGCGCAACATTACAAATCTTATGAATAATGCTGGTTATAGTTTTAACTGGGAAGCATTAGAAGGTTTGAAAAAACAATTTCCAGCACTTGATGAATTGATTGGTGATTCTAATGAAGATTATATCACCATTGGAAAAACAGAAGAACCAGAACCTGAACCAGAAATGGATGCGGCAGCACAACAACCTGATTTAGCTGTGCCTCCACCTCCACTAGAACCAGAACCAGAACAAGGTGGTGCTCCAATAGGTAATGGTCGTAGTCCAGAACGTGCAACGGTTGATAAAATGGCTGCACGTGCCTCACGTTTTTAATCTAAATACCACATGCGCATTGGTGACTTAGAACAACTTACAAAATTTCATGACAAGTTGAATCTTGATTTATGGGAAAACAATCGCCTTAAACCAGAAGTCCGTCTTGCATTGTTTAAGATTGCCAAAGCATTTGTTGATTTTATAAACATTCCCAATTTACAATTAACTGATATTACAATAAGTGGTAGTAATGCAAGTTATAATTATAATGCAGACAGTGATATAGATTTACATCTTGTTGCAGACGTAAATGGTCCATGTGAAGAAGACCTTGATCAATTGTTTATGGCTAAAAAAGGTGCATTTAACGACCAACATGATATAAGCATTTATGGACATGCCGTAGAAGTATATGTTCAACGCAGTGATGAAAAGCATATATCTAATGGAATTTACAGCATTTATAATAATAACTGGATTAAGTTTCCTAAAACAATTGTAGCTAATCCAGATACAACAAACATTCAAGACAAATTTGAACATCTACATGCTGAAATAGACCAAGCGGTAGAAAGCGGTGACCGTGCTACTATTAAACGTTTAAAAGAACGTATTAAAAAACTTCGCCAAAGTGGATTAGAACGTGAAGGCGAATTTGGTGTTGAAAACCTTACATTTAAGTTGCTTCGTAATGAAGGTGATCTTGACAAACTAAATGACGCACATCTACAAGCAGTTGATAATGATTTAAGTTTAAGTGAAGGTAATGCCTTTAGTGGTGCTTTGAGAACTGCACGTGAAAAAGGTTTAGATTACTTCATTGTTGATGGTAAAAAGTATAAAGTTAAAAAATCCATGCAGAAAATAATTGAAACATGGACTAAAAAATATAAGAAAAGTATTAATTGCAGTCATCCAAAAGGTTTTAGCCAGAAAGCACATTGTGCTGGCAGACGTAAAAGACAAGCAGGTGGCAAAACAAAAAGCAAAAGTGTATCCTAAATATTAGTGGAAAAATAATATGTTTACAGCAACAAATGCCAGAACACAAACTATAACGAGCGTAGCAACCGAAACAGAAATTGCATTGTTAAATCTTAACATTCTTTCTGCCGTTTCTGCTGGCAATGTAACAGTTACAGTAAACAAAACATCAAATACATTTCTAAATGGCAATACTGTGGTCGGAACACCAATGACACTGGCTACACAATATTATACAGCTTGGCAGACAAGCACCGCCAACGCACTTGCCACTGGACAGATGCAATCAGTTATTGACAACTTTGCTAAATTGGGGTATACTATCAGTCGTATATCAACTGATGGGACAAATATCTCTTGGCAAATATCCTGGTAAAGCACAATCCACAATATAATTACACTGAAATTAAACGAAAAGAAACAGAACAAGGTCGTAGATACCTGACACCAAGTGGTGATGTTGTTCCTTCTGTAACCACTATTCTTGACAAAACAAAGCCAAAAGAAAAAGTTCAAGCATTAAATGAATGGCGTAAGCGTGTTGGTGTCCAAAAAGCACAAGCTATTACCACAGAAGCTGCTGGACGTGGAACCAGTATGCATAAACAACTTGAAAATTGGTTGGAACATGGTGAATTAAAAACAGGTAGTAATGCTGTTCATCAAGAAAGTGCTAAAATGGCAAATACTATTATTAATGAATATCTTAAAGGACAACTCCAAGAATTTTGGGGTATGGAAACTGCACTATATTATCCACAGCTTTATGCTGGCACTACTGACCTTGTTGGTGTTTATAATGGTAAACCAAGTATTATAGACTATAAACAAACCAATAAACCTAAAAAAACTGAATGGATTCATGATTATTTTATTCAAGGTGCCGCTTATGCTGCTGCTCATAATGAAATATTTGGCACAGATATCAAACAAATTGTTATCTTAATGTGTAGTAAGAACTGTGAACCACAACGTTGGATCATTACTGGTGACGATTTTGATCAGTGGACTGCAACTTGGTGGGATAGAGTTTGGCAGTTCTATGCGGAGAACTCATAAATATCTCTATAAAATGAGAGATACTAATGAGCATTGTCCAAATCTCAAGAATACAACATCGTAGCGGAATTTTTGAAAATTTACCACAACTTGCAAAGGCAGAAATAGGTTATGCTGTCGATGAACGCCGCCTTTTTATTGGTAACGGTCTTGTAAGTGATGGTGCGCCACAAACTGGTAATACAGAAATTCTCACTGAATACAGTGACATCCTTAATTTAGCAAATTTATATGATTTTAAAAACAGTGATGCTGGTTATAATCCACAAACTGGTAATGCACGTGCAGTTTATGAAGCAATTGCGTCTAATGGTTCAGTATATGTTGTAGTTGGTAGTAATGGAAATATTTTAACAAGCACTGATGGTTCTACATGGAATAGCACTATAAGTGGAACTACACAAAATCTTCTTGATGTTGCATATGGTGGTGGATATTTCGTAGCAGTTGGTGCTAATGGAACAGTGCTTTATAGTTCAAATGGAACAGTATGGCAAGCAAGCGGTGCAGTTTCATATACAAATATCAACGCAATTGTTTATGCAAGTAGTAAGTTTGTTCTCGTTACTGCTCTTGGTGAAGTTTATACAAGTAATAATGGTGTTACTTGGAGTAGTCAAACAACAGGCACAACTGATGCACTTTATAGCATAGCATACGGTAACAGTATATTTGTTGCTGGTGGCGCAAATGGAACAATCATAACAAGTCCAGATGCTATCACTTGGACTGTCACAACTGTTGGTTTTTATGATGTTTTAGGTTTGCGTTATATTACTAATACTGCTGGCAATTCTTTTGTTGCAACATGTGAAAATAATAAAGTTTATGTAAGCACTGATGGTTCAACTTGGACTCGTAGTCTTGTTGATGGGTTGGTAAGTGTTACAAATGATGGAACAAATGTTTGGTCACTTACAAGTTGGGGCGATGTTTATAAAAACACAACTGGAACAACTTTAAGTAGTGTCACAACTGTTGCAAGTGCTATTGAAAATTTCAAATATATCTATCACAATGGTGCTGGCTTATTCACAGTTTTAACTGGTAGTGGTGGAATCTATACCAGTGGAACAGGTGCTACGTGGACAGCAAGAACAAGTGGTGTATCTACAAGTCTTAATGCAGTTTGGTTTGATGGAACCACTTGGGTTGTAGTAGGTGATAGTGGTGTAATTTTAACAAGTACAACTGGAACTACATTTACCGCACAAACAAGTGGAACTACACAAAATCTACTTGGTATTACAAAATTAAGCACTACAACATGGATAGCTGTAGGTGCTAACGGAACAATACTAACAAGTCCAAATGCCGTAACTTGGACTGCACGTAGTAGTGGCACAAGCGTTGAATTGCGTAGCGTAGCTGTTGCCGATTTAGGTGGTGGCACATTCAAGGCTATTGCAGTTGGTGCAAGTGGTGTTGGTGTAAGCAGTGCAGACGGCACAACTTGGAGTAGTGCTATTGCAAATAGTGCAACTGATCCAACTGGTGCTACTGTTTCATTGAGCGATTTGAATAGCGTAAGATATTATACATTTACACCACCAGGTGGGACATCAACAAATTATTGGATTGTTACTGGTGATCATGGTGTTATAGCTACGAGTACAAATGGAACCAGTTGGTTTACAAAAACAACCACTACAACTGCTAATTTTACAGGTTCTACTTATATTGGAACATATTTTTATGTAAGTGGTGACACAAGTCTAACATATCTCAAATCACAAGATGCAGTAACTTGGACCTATTCAAGTATCTATTTTGGTAGTAGTGCATTAGCACCAGATTTATATGATATTGCTGATAATAACACAACTAATGTTATCGGTGGACAATATGGTTTCTTTTATTACAGCACAAGCCAATACAATTATTTTAGAAAAGAAACACAATCAGTAACTTATAGCAATCGTGGTATGGGTTATATTGGTAGCACCTATTATGCTATTGGTGATGACGGTCATATCAGTACAAGTCTTGACGCACAAACTTGGACTACACAAAGTTTAAGTTATGGTGGAACAATTACACAACGTTCTTTACAGAAAAAACTTGATGATTTCGTAAGTGTTAAAGATTTTGGTGCAAAAGGTGATGGTGTTACTGATGACACAGAAGCCATTAACCGTGCAATGTATGAACTATATTGCAGAACTTCAAGTCTTGCTGCACATAAAGTTTTATGGTTTCCAGCAGGTAATTATATAGTAAGCGGTAGTATTAATGTTCCAAGTCGTGCAAGATTACGTGGTGAAGGAACTTATAATACACAAATTACACAAACAGCAAATCCTTACATATATCCATATACTACTTGGGTAATGTATACCGCTGATGACCTACAACAAATTCAAAATCTAATTGGTTTGAATGGTGCAGCATTACCTACAGATATTACAATTAGTGATATGACACTGCAAAGTCTTAATGATGGTATTGTTATTGACAGTGCAACACGTGTTACATTAGACAATATTCGCTTCCAAGGACCAAACACAAGCACAGTTACTGTATTAACTGATCCAGTAAATGGTAGCACAACTGCTGGTGTAAAATTATTGGGTCGTGCTCTTGCATATGCAAGTGATGTTAATATTATAGATTGTTTATTCAATGGATTCCATACAGGTGTTTATTTGCCAAGTAGTCAATATACAAGTAATGGTTTAATAGATAGTTGCACATTCAGTAATCTTTATCATGGTTTGTATTTTGTTGGAACAAGTGCTATTGGTTTTACTATAAGCAACAGCACAATGGACTTAATTTATAATAGTGGTTGTTATATGACAAACAGCACTAATTTCTTAAGTTTAAGTAATTATTACCGTGATGTAGGTAACAAAAGCACTGGTGTTGCAAACCCATTTTATGTAATCATATATTTTGACACTACTATTAGTGGTTGTGCAAGTATTGGTGATAGTTTTGATAGAACAGAAGCACAGGCAAGCACAAGCACTGGTATACCATATGTAAGTGAAGTTGAACAAGCTGTTGAATGGGTATATTCTTACGGTCTGCGTATGGGAACAATCAATTACCAACGTGGTAGAACTTTAGCATTAGCAAATAATACAACTGCGGCTCTTGTAACTGGATTAAATGAATTTGGTGAAAACTTTGGATTTGAGTTCCAATATACAATTACAAGAGGCAGTAATGTTTGCACTGGACTTGCTAAATTTACATTGACTTCTGGTGGTTTATATAGTATAGAAGATGATAGGACATTCAGTAGTGATGTTGGTGTTACATTTGGTTATAATGGCACTGATGTAACATACACTACCGATTCAACAGGTACGGGTCTTATCAACTATGCTATTAGATACTTCGATATGTTCTAAATGGATTACGCCAAGAACCCATGAAAACATACTACAATGGCGTGATTTTAGGCGCAATATAGACAAAGATCACTTGCGTCTTGTTGCCACAGCATGGCAGAATTGCAAATTAACTGACCCTTATCTTGAATTTGATGATTGTCGTCATTGGCCTGACCCGTGGACACTTATAAGCAGTGGTTTATATGACGATACTGCACGTGCTTTGGGTATTTTTTACACTTTATACTTTACTTCTTATTCACAAAAGGATAGTATGGTAATAGAGGTTTATCGTGACCGCAAAAAACATGAATACCTTAATTTAGTCAGGTGCGAGGGTGGATTATATACGCTGAATTACCAGGATGGAGTGGTTGTAAATAACCTATCAATCAGTCCAACCGCAGAACTGATTAATACTGTAAACGCAAAACAATTAAAAATATAGGAAATCAAATGGCGATTAATGTTACTAAACGTGATGGTCGTAAAGAACCATTGAATATTGATAAACTTCACAAAGTAGTATTCTGGGCAACAGAAAATATCAACAACGTAAGTGCAAGTGAACTAGAACTACGAAGTCAGATTCAATTTTATAATAACATTAAAACCAGTGAAATTCAAGAAACTATGATTAAGGCTGCTGCTGATCTTATCAGTGAAGATGCGCCTAATTACCAATATGTCGCAGGTCGTCTTGTAAATTATCACCTACGCAAAGAAGTATATGGTGACTATCATCCGTGGGCATTGATTGATATTATTAAAAAGAATATAGCAAGTGGATTTTATGATCCTGCACTATTAACAGATTATACCGAAGAAGAATGGGCAACTATTAATAAGTTTGTTGACCATGAACGTGATTGCAGTCTTGCTTATGTTGCAATGGAACAGCTACGTGGCAAGTATCTTGTGCAGAACCGTGTAACTGGTCAAATTATGGAAACGCCACAAGTTGCATATGCACTTATTGCTGCAACACTATTCTCAAAGTATCCAAAAGAAACTCGTTTACGTTATGTTAGGGACTATTATGATGCTATTAGTAAGCATGATATTAGTTTACCTACTCCTGTGATGGCTGGTGTCCGCACACCACAACGTCAGTTTAGTAGCTGTGTATTAATTGAAACTGACGATAGTCTAGACAGCATCAATGCAACAAGTAGTGCCATTGTCAAGTATGTAAGTCAAAAGGCAGGCATTGGGATTGGTGCTGGGGCTATCCGTGCTATTGGTTCTCCAATTCGTAAAGGTGACGCCAGCCACACAGGTTTAATTCCATTTTATAAGCATTTCCAAACTGCTGTTCGTAGCTGTTCACAAGGTGGTGTTCGCAACGGTGCGGCTACACTTTACTATCCACTATGGCATTATGAAGTAGAAGATTTATTAGTTCTTAAAAATAATAAGGGAACAGAAGATAATCGTGTTCGCCATATGGATTATGGTGTGCAATTTAACAAGTTAATGTATGAGCGTCTTCTCCAAGGTGGGGACATCACTTGTTTTAGTCCAAGTGATGTTCCAGGCTTATACGATGCTTTCTTCCAAGACCAAGACAAGTTTAAACAACTTTATGAGGCTGCTGAAAAAAACAGTAAGATTCGTAAGAAAACTTATAAAGCTATTGACTTGTTTAGTATGTTTATGGAAGAACGCAAGAATACAGGTCGCATTTATCTTATGAATGTTGACCATGCCAATAGCCATGGTGCATTTATTGAAAGTGTCGCACCTGTTAAGCAAAGCAATCTTTGTGCTGAAATTGCATTACCAACAAAACCACTTAAGCATATCTTTGATGAAGAAGGTGAAATCTCACTTTGCACATTAAGTGCTATTAACTGGGGAAATGTAAAAGAACCAAAAGACTTTGAAAAGATGTGTGACCTTGCTGTTCGTGGTCTTGATGAATTGCTTGACTACCAAAAATATCCTGTTTTGGCGGCACAGCTTTCAACAATGAATCGTCGCCCATTGGGTATTGGTATTATTAACTTTGCATATTTCCTCGCCAAGAATGACTTATCATACAGCGATCCATTAGCATTGCCACTTGTTGATGAATATGCAGAAGCATGGAGTTACTATCTCATCAAAGCAAGTAACCAACTTGCTATTGAAAAAGGTGCATGTCCAAAGAGTAATGAAACAAAATATGGCAACGGTATTCTACCTATTGACACATATAAGCGTGAAGTTGATGAACTTGTTGGACCAGTGTTTACAATGGATTGGGAATCACTTCGTGCAAGTCTTAAAGAACATGGTATCCGTAATTCAACTCTTATGGCTCTTATGCCAGCAGAAACAAGCGCACAGGTTGCTAATGCTACAAACGGCATTGAACCACCACGTAGCCTTATAAGTGTCAAGCAAAGTAAGCATGGCGTATTAAAGCAAGTTGTTCCAGAGTTTCGTAAACTTAAGAACAAGTATGAATTGCTTTGGGACCAAAAGTCACCAGAGGGTTATTTGAAGATTGTTGCTATCCTACAAAAGTATATTGACCAAAGTATTTCAACCAATACATCATATAATCCAACATTCTACGAAGATGAAAAGATTCCAATGAGTGTTATGATTGGTCATCTGCTACTTTGCTACAAATATGGTATTAAAACCCTATATTATTTCAATACCTATGATGGTCAAGGTGAAGTTGATGTCAGCAAGTTTGTTGAACAAAAACAAGATTTTGAAGTTAAAAACTTACAACTACTTGATGACCAAGATGCTTGTGAAAGTTGCACGATTTAATTTGTGCAACTGACATAATTTTGTTATAATTATTTTAAAGAGGTTGTTATGAGTACAGTATTTGACGCAAATGATAAGAGTGATCACACAAAGGCTTTGGCATTTTTAGACCCAAATGGTGGTGTAAGTATCCAACGATATGATACACTAAAGTATAAACAGTTTGAAAAACTTACCGAAAAACAATTATCATTCTTTTGGTTACCACAAGAAGTAGATATTTTGCGTGATGCTAAAGATTTCAAAGATTTGACAGCAAGTGAGCAACATATCTTTACAAGTAATCTTAAACGCCAGATTCTGCTTGATTCTGTGCAAGGTCGTGCACCAGCAGTAGCATTTGGTCCTATTTGTTCACTTCCAGAATTAGAAACTTGGATTACAACATGGACATTTAGTGAAACTATTCACTCTCGTTCTTATACACATATCATCCGCAATGTGTATGCTAACCCATCAAAAGTATTTGATGAGATGATGGATATTCAAGAGATTGTTGATTGTGCTGGTGATATTACAGAACTTTATGACAAACTAATTGATTTGAATAATAATCATGCTCTTGGACATCAAACAAATTCATATGAACATAAGAAAGCATTATGGCTTGCACTTATGAGTGTGAACATTCTTGAAGGTGTTCGTTTCTATGTGTCATTCGCTTGTAGTTGGGCATTTGCTGAATTGAAGAAGATGGAAGGCAATGCCAAGATTATCAAATTCATTGCACGTGATGAAAATCTACATCTTGCTGGCACACAGTCACTGTTGAAGATTCTTCCAAAAGATGATCCAGATTATGAAAAGATTGAAGTAGAATGTCGTGAACAAGCTATCAAGTTGTTTGATGATGCAGTCCAACAAGAAAAGGCATGGGCACAATACTTGTTCAAAGATGGTAGTATGATTGGTCTTAACTATCAACTACTTGCAGAATATGTTGAGTTTATTGCTAATAAACGTATGCAAGCAGTTGGTCTTGGTCAGCCATATGTTACAAAGAATAATCCGCTACCTTGGACACAAAAGTGGATTGCTGGTGCAGAAGTGCAGGTGGCTCCCCAACAAGTGCAGGTGAGTTCGTATGTCATTGGTGGTGTTAAACAAGACATTGACAAGAATACTTTCAATGGATTTAGTCTTTGATTTGGTTTATACCATCAACAACTGAAGTTGCTGATTTTGCCCGTAATATTGGCTGTGATTGGTTGGGAAATATTCCAGTCACACCCGATGCCAGTTGTGAAGAAAATATATGCCATGCGAATGTAAAAAATTATATTCTTGGACACGGTGGTAAAAAAATACTTGGCTATTACTTTTTAGAAAGTGCGTGGGGATATCAGGCAATATTACATAGTGTATGGCAAGATATTGATGGAAACTTGATAGATATTACTCCATTTGCTGATAAAAGAAATACAAATGTATTTGCCAAATTAAAAAATAATATACAAAAATATACCACAAATAATATATATTCTCTATCTCTTGATAAATATAATCAGGAGATTGAAAATATGTATTATATATATGCTCTCATAGACCCAAGAAACAATATGCCTTTTTATATTGGCAAGGGAACTGGAAAAAGAGCACAAACACATCTTTGGGATATGTCAAGAAACGATAATATTCATAAAGAAAATAAGATTGATGCTATTAGAAAAGCAGGATTAGAACCACAAATTGAATATATTGCAGAAGATATTATTGATGAAGAACTTGCTTACAATATGGAAGAAGATTTAATATTGCGATATGGTCGTAAGGGATATGAACCTTATGGTATTTTAACAAATATATGTTTAGAGGCAAGACCACCAAATCATAAGGGAAGAACTTATGAACAAATATATGGCAAAGAAGGTGCAGAAATCCAAAGAGCCAAACGTTCACAATTGCAGAAAGAACGAGGCGGTTATGGACCTAAAAAGCACAGTGAAGAAACTCGTGCAAAGTTTAGAGAACTCACTGCTGGCAGCAATAATCCAATGTATGGCAAGCATCATAGTCCAGAAACAATACAAAAAATTAAAGAAAATAGAATAATGCCGACTGGTGAAAACCATTATTTTAGCAACCATTGGAAACTTACATCCCCAACGGGTGAAGTATATCAACAGGTTGGAAATCTTAAAGGACTATGTAAAAAATTAAATTTAAGTTTTGCAACCATTCACGCCGCATATCTATATAATAGAATACCAAATCGTGGTAAAGCAAAAGACTGGAAGATAGAAGTAATTAAAAATGACTAACAATATAAAAAAGATAGGTTTCAGTTGCAGTTCATTTGATTTACTTCACGCAGGGCATGTAGCAATGTTGCGTGAGGCAAAAGATCATTGTGATTATCTTATCTGTGGATTGCAAGTTGATCCAACATTAGATCGTCCTACTAAAAACAAACCAGTGCAAACTGTTGTAGAACGTCATGCACAACTTGCTGCAGTTCGTTATGTAGATGAAGTTATTCCATATGTAACAGAAGCAGATTTAGAAGATATTCTTGCAATGTATCCAATTAATGTGCGTATACTTGGTGAAGAATATCGTGACAAGGATTTTACTGGTCGTGATATTTGTAAAAAACGTGGCATAGAACTTTACTTTAATCGCAGAGAGCATAGATTTAGCACGACTGATTTACGTAATCGTGTGAGCGAAAGAAATAATATCAAGGAGACAAAATGATTACATTATATACAAAAGATCATTGCCCATATTGCGATGGTGCAAAGCTGCTACTTAAAAGTTGGGGTGAAGATTTTACAGAAGTAGATATTATGGAAGAAGGTGTGCGTGATTTTCTTATTGGTGAAGGTCACAAAACAATGCCACAGATTTACTACAACGGTAAACTTTTAGTAGAAGGTGGTTATACAGGATTAAGTAAAGTATCTTACGAACAATTACAGGAAAGAAAACATGCTAATCAGCAAAACGGATAAAAATACTGTCTATACATTTAAGACTGTCACTGGCGAAGAAATCATTAGCCGTGTAAGTGATGAAAGTGCTACTACCTACTCATTACTTAAACCATTGGTAATGATCTCTACTCAAAATGGATTTGGTTTAGCGCCTGCAATCTTTAGTGTTTCACCTACGGAACCTGTAATGTTAAATAAGAGAGCAGTTGCACTTTCTGGCAAAACAGAAAGCGATATCGCCACACAGTATCTTGCAAAAACAACAGGACTGACATTGGCGACTTCTGTATAAAGGAGCTTAAATGCCAATACCAGCAAAAATGGGAACTTATAATAACGGCGGTGGTGTTTCTATTATGGGCGCACAAAGCGTTATTATGCAAGGTAGACCAGCTAGTCGTATGGGTGATTATGTAACAGGTCACCCTTATTTGCATCCAGCAAACCCAATTGTATTGGCAAGCCGCAGTGTAATTATTGAAGGTCGTCCTCAAGGATTTTTAGGAAGTTATGATGCGTGTGGTCACATCATGATACCAAATGAATCGGATGTATTGGTAGGTATGTAAATGCCATTATCAAATTATGCAAACGGCACTGGAAATATAAGAACTTATACAACTAATACCACAGTAATTGGTTATGGAACAACATTCTTAACACAATTACAACTTGGTGCTGTTATTGGTAATGTTAGCAACACATTTGTTGGGTATGTTAGTAATATTAATAGTAATACAAGTATAACATTAACTGCTAATGCAAATGTTGCTATTAGTAGTAATACAAATCCAACAAACTTTCATTATCGTGCAATGACAGCTAATATTCCAAATTATGTTTATGCAACAACTGGAAATATAACTGCAAATGTTAACAGCACAGTTGTTACAGGTAATAGCACTAATTTTGCAACAGAATTAACATATGGTGATATATTATATGTTGCAAATGGAAGTTATGCTAATACCTATCTTGGAAGAGTTGAATATATTATAAGCAACACAAGTTTATATCTTAATGCAAATAGTTTAGCAAATGTAAGCAATTTACGATATTTTAATACACAAACAACAACAAACTTTTTTGGAATTGGACCAGGCACGGCGTATGATGAACCAAATACAGTAGCAGGTTTGTATACTGTAAACAGTCAACTTTACCGTTGGGCACAAAGCGGTTTAATTCCAAATGTAGCAGTAGTTAACAATTATCATCCACCAATTCGTGATAGTGTAACTGGTATTTTAGTTAATTTACCAGCAACAATATATCAAAAAACTGGTAACAGTAATACAAACATTTATACACTTGGTAGCTCATTGGCTTATAGTGGCAATGGTTCTGTTGTTAAAGATTTTGATGTAAATCAAAAGGTTTTTGCAACAGATGTAAGCTATGTAAAGAATGCTTTGTATAATGTTGATGTACTTAAAACTGCTGCTAAAGGTGATGATACACAATTTTTTAATTCTACAATTAGTCAAGCTATTCCACATACAATGGTTGATGTTGCAGCTTCATTAATTGGAGCAAATGTAGCAAGAGTCACTGATAATCATGATCTTGCTAAACAATATTTTAATCAAGATACACCACTGGATTCTATTAAATCATATCCAAAGAACCTAACTTCAAATCAAGATTTAAGTTTACGCAAAGAAGCAAAAGGTTTACGTAAACTTGTACCAACTGGTGCACCAATTGCTATACCTGGTTTGTTAAATGCAGTTGCAGATGTTTATGTTCCTAATAACGTTTCTTGGACACCACCAACATTTAGTAGGACAAATGTAAAATGAGTACACTAAAAGACCCATCACTTACCGCCAGTTTTATTGCTGCACATGAAGGTTATGCTCAAAAAGCATATTGGGATGTTAATGGTTGGGCTGTTGGATATGGTAATCATTATTATGCAGATGGAACACCAGTTCGTGCTGGTGATACCATAGATCAAGCTGGTGCTCAAAGTTTATTACAAACATCTATAACTGACACATATGCAGCTGGCATTGCCAATAGAATTGGCGAACCTTATTGGAGCAATATGACAGCGGAACAACAAGCCGCTTATACAAGTTTAGCTTACAATTATGGACCAGGAAGTACATGTTTAAGTGATGCAGTGGGTGCAGCAAGAACTGGTGATAGCACTGCAATGTCTAATGAAATAGGTTCATTAAGTGCAAATCCTGGTCGTCGTGCAGATGAAGCCGCACTTGCAAATGGAACCTATGATGGTAAAGTAACAAAAGGTGGACCAAGCGCAGAATTAGCAAAAAATGCAAAAGGTGCCGCACCTGGCACTGGAGCAGGATGTGCTGGTGCAGGTATGGGTATTTTTGGTGCAATTGCTGGTGCTGGTTTTTTAAATGGTTTAGGTGCGGCAATTAACACTGCATTATCTGTTGCTACTGGTGCTTTAGGAGCTACAGGAATAACAGGACTTATGGGCGGTGCATTAAGTCAAGCAGGTGGACTTTTAGGAGGTGGATTAGGACAAGCTCTTGGACAAGCTACTGGTCCATTAAATCAACTATCTGGTGGTATGTTTGATAGATTATCAAATATTGGCGGTGGAATATTACCAAGTTTAACTGGTGTATTACCAAAAGAAATTACACAAATAGTAAGTGGTGGAGTAGGTGGTGCGTTAGGTGGTGCAATTGGTGGATTTTTAGGTCCACTTAATGGTGTATTACGTAATCCGTTAAGTTTACCAAATGCAGTTCAACAATTTGCAGCCAACGGTGGTCTTAATGGTATGATTCAACGTGTTGGAATGAATATGGTTGCTGGTGCCAGTGCAGGTGCAAGTGCCAGTTTTGTTCAAACTATGGGTTTAGCAAATGCATTTGGTGGAATAAGCAATAATATTGTAGGTGCAGCTGCAGAAGCAAGTGCTCTACGTTTTGGTGCTTACGGACCAGGTGCTATGGGTGCAAACTTTGTTAATAATAATGGTGTTATAAGTTATGGTATGAGTTCACTCACAAGTAATCTACCAGCCGCCGCAAGTAATTTACAAAATCTTGGAACTTTTGATACAACAAATATGTTGCGATTACAACAACCTGCACGTGTTGCAAAACAAATTCTGAATGCAGGTTTAGGAAATACAACAGGTCTTACACAGAAGTTAGTTAAAAATAATATTCCTATTGCTGGTATCGATAATCCACAATATGATGCAAAAGTGCAATCTATTTTAAACAGTATAAATGATCCAACAGCGGTTGGTGCTGTGAGTAGCCAATTTAATTTGGGTAAAAAAATTGATCATCTTGGACAATTAACAGATATGAGTTATATGTGTCCTGATTTATATTCAACTGGACCAAGTAAATCATTTAGTGATTTAGGTCAGCATTTTACAAGTCTTGGTGTAACTAAAGCAAAAACATTTGATGATATTGGAACAGCATTAAGCAAAACTGATGCTGGTCTTGACCTTAATCATATGAGTCAAATGAGCACACCAATATATCCACAAGCCGTTTCAAAACTTTACCAAACATTTGGTTATGGCGGTGGTAGTATTGGTGAAATTACTATGGCAGATTTTATAGGAACACCTGCTGGTTATATTCATAATGACACTTTACCAGTTATTACAGATGCTAATAATATTTTAATGGGAACCGCTGATGGTGTAGAATTAAATTCTCGTATCACTGTTCTCAACAAACTTTTATCAGGACAATATCACGTTAATGGCGATGGCGGTGGCGGCGGCGCACCTGCTTCAAGTGATACTATTAATATCAATGGAACAATTTATACTACTCTTGATGCCGCCGTAGATGCACAAATTACTAGTATAGAAGCACAATTAAGCGTAATAAAAGCAAGTAGTAATCCTACAATTCAATCAGCCATTCAAGCAAGTGAAGCCGCACATGCTGCAAGTTGTGCACAAATACTTAAAGAAAATCATCATTGCACAGCAATGGGTGTTGATATATTTGCACCAGTTCAAAATAATCCAATAAGTGCTTATGTATTTGCAGATGGGTTACCTTACTATGGTCAGCAAAATGGTTATGGACAAATGGGTGACTATCTTGAACGTGTAGCACAAGATAACATTTATGGTGATGCTATTAAAGCCTCAATGCGTCAAGGTCGTAATGCCGCTGCACTTGAAACACTTGGTGTTAATGTTGAAAGATTTAAATTACCACATAGCAAGTATCTTCGTGATCCTGCTGGCTTCTATCTTGATGCTTATAGCGGTAATTTACCAGATATTCCTGATTTCTTAACCGATACATATATTCCACAAACTGGTCAAGAAATCTATGCAGACATGCGTAATCAAATGTTGGTAAACAAAGGATTTGATCCAAGTAAAATGTTGCCAGCACAAGCTGATGAAATGTTCTATGATTTACAATGGGAAACTACTAATTCAAAAGTATTGGAAGATATTGGCTTAACTACACTACAACAAGCAGTTGATAATAATATACTTGTGCTTGGTGACAAAATGTTTATTGTTGGTTTAGATCGTAGTCAAAAACAATTTGCTCAAGTTACAAATCGTGGTTTAATTCTTACTGATAATGATATGTTTGTTACTACAATTTTAAGCATTGTAAACAAGATTCTTTATGGTGATATTGGAACAACAAAATATAACAATCCATTTGCAACAGAACAAATGACTTATGGCATGTTAGAAATGTTGGCACAGCTTACACCACAAAATATAGAAGGTTTACGTAATACATTACTTGGTAATAAAGTTTTAGCCAATCTGCTTAAAAAGTTAGGCAATGTTTATGACCAATTGTTGCAGGTTACTAATACTGGCATGGACCGTAACGTAATTGCTCCGTGGGGTGGTGCTGGTCCCGATGGACAAACTACTACAATAAGAACCTAATGACAGATAATTTCTTTGAAAATTATTCAAATAGTTACAAGCTATTTAAGCCACATACTGTTTATAATTTTATAGGTAATGACAGTAAAAACTTATTTGAATATAATCTAAAAAACAATCAGGCATTATTAAAAAAGAATAATTGGATCAATACTGAAATAAAGTATTTGTATAACAATTATGGTTTTAGAACATATGATGACTTTTATACACAAAACTATAATGATGTTAATATGTTTTTTGGTTGTAGTTTAACAGATGGTGTTGGTCTTAATATAGAAGATACGTGGGCATATAAAATTAACCAAAAGTTAGGTGGTTCATTTTATAATTTTGGTCAAAGTGGTGGTGGTATAGAAGTAGCATACCGTTTATTAAAGTCTTGGACAAGTAAAGTTTTACCAAAAAATATTTTCATCTTCATTTACTCATTACACAAAGCAAGACGTGAATTTTTACATTCTGAAAATTATAATGATAATAATTTTGGTCCGTGGGATTTAGAAGACAATAATATTTCTATATTAATTAAAGAATTTGCAAATGATATGGAATTACAAAAACAAAAGCGTGAATTTTATTTTGATTTTTTAGCATCACAAAAAGAAATAGAAATATCATATGAAAGAAGTTGGGATGCTATTCATTATGTTGTATCTAAATTAGATTGTAATGTTTACGTTCCTAAACAATATAAAATTCTTAAAGCGGCAGCGATTTGCAGAAAGAATGATTACTATGCAAGAGATTGTTTTCATCTTGGTTCACAATTCCATGATATGATAAGTGATTTTGATTATTGGGAAAAAATAAAATAATGCAAACCAACGTAGAAAAAATTTGGCATTTTACCTGTGAATTTTGCAAAATGTGGTTTAGTATCGCCGTAATGGACGATTGGGAGCCTAAAAAACTGTATTGTCCACATTGTGGTAAGCAACAAGAAATTAAACTTGACAATAACAATAAGTGATGCTATAAATATTCTTGTCACGGTTGTTGACGCAGAGTAAAATAAGCATGTTGGACGACGGGGCGGTACCGTCCAGGTCCACCATAGATACATTGGTTTCAAGTCACGGATGAACTTGTGTAATAGTTTCCCTGTCTACCTTCCGATGTATCTTTTATGGGCCTGAAATAGGATCGACAAGTGCAGTAAAGACTTTGAAGAGACTTTGACAAACGTTATAGATGCAAACGATAATGCACCTGTTGAAATGCGCCTAGCGGCATAATTTCTTGGGTTGGCAACTTACCTAGAAACAGAAAAGTTGCAACTTTTATGAGGTAATGAAACGGCTTTTTATATCTTTGGTAGCCTTCATCGTAGTGAGTTATCCTGCGTTTTCTAAAGATCCACTCCCAAAACCAAAAGTTTATCAGGAATCACCAACAGAGTGCGTAGTGCAGGCGCTGTTTTATGAAGCATATGGTGAAGGTTATGAAGGACAAGTTGCAGTTGGTTGGGTTATACGTAATCGTATAGAAAGCCATAAATTTCCACAAACTGCTTGTAAAGTTGTAAATCAACGTAGCAAAGAAGACTGTCAGTTTACATTTATATGTTATCCATATGAAAAAATTACAAGTGAAAAATATATGGAATTATATCTTTTAGCAAGTCATATTTTATATGATGCTTATATGCATGACCCAACTGATGGTGCACTATATTTTAATAACAAACCATTCAAGAATAAAGGGTTTAAATTTATTAAAAAGATAGGCAACCACTGGTTTTATACGGATGCTAATTAAAGTTTCATTGCGGCTTTAATGCAACCAATAAGCATAGACTTAACATTAAGGTCATCTGCTTCTGCATTTAACTTATCAGTTGCAACTAAATCACTCATTAATTCTTTATATTCATCTTCTGCAAGTTCACCACTTTTATATTGGTCAATCAAGTCATTAGCAATACTTGCACGTTTGACAGCCCAAGGTTTACCACAATTTAGTAGTTTCTGTAAATCTTCTAACATTAATATCTCCCTAATACTGCTTTAGCCGCAGCCTCTGCTTGACTATCAAGTATATCTTTCTTGATTTTACAATATGCTTTGCTTGGTTCTTTTGTCTTTGCACGTTCTACCCATTCAGCTGCAGTATCACGTAATGGTTTTACAACAGCAATAACATCACCTTGAGTAATGCCTTTGCTTTCACTGTATAATATAAACCAATTTGCATCACGCTCAATATTTTGTGCTTGTTGTAGTTGTGGCTTGCTACAATCAATATAGGTAATATCGTTGCGAACGTTTGTAATGGCTGCACTTTGGTTGTCATCCCAAAAACTTGGAATAAACTTATACATACTATCCACACTTACACAGCCAGTTAAACTTAAAAAACTCAATGAAATCAATAACTTACGCAATGTCTTGACCAGTATCACGAATATTTGTTAGTTTTGCAATATATTTGTCCATGCCATGGTCACGAATACCATCAAAGAACTCACCCTTTTTCCAAGCACGAATACGACCACGTAGCTGATCCTTAAAACGTTGCCAGCTTGTTACAGGACGGATATTACCATAGAAGTTGATATAGCAAAGTTTGCCATGATGCTTGAATAATAGTGCACGTGGTGGAACGTGTGTTACAAGATCATTGCAATTTACAAAACGATAATGTGCGGCTTTAATTCCATCTACATAATCTGCATTACCCAAACGTGGCTGACCATAACTCATTAGTAACTTTGGTGGAAAACCAGCATATTCCAACTCTTGTGTAACATAAAGTGCCATTGCAGCACCAAGACTATGACCAGTTACGTAAATGTCTTTGCCTTTGTTCTTCTTTGCCCAATCTAAAACATCATCAATAATTTTACGTGCTTCTGTGCGAAATCCACTGTGAACCCAACCATTACCATGACGCTTTGGAATAGTATTCAGGTCTGCTAACAAATCATTTGGTTGTGTTGGTTGAGTACCACGGCAAGCAACAATTACTTCATCTTTGCTTGCGGCAACATATGCTTGCGCACCTTCATGGTCTATAAATTTTGTTTTTGTAAAACCAAGATTTTTGTAAACAGTATCATCATTATCAATATAAGCAGCACTTGCAATTTCAGCAAATATTACCGCTAATTCTTGTATTGTTTTATCACCAAGCATAGTTGAACTCCCTTTTAAACATATTTATAGGAACATTATTACAGAAATAGTCGCCTAAATATCATGCAATCTATCAGCAATAGTATTTTCAACTATTCAATAACATTATTTTTCAACGATTCGATTTAAAAAAGCATTTCAAAAAATAATCAAATCAAGGAAAAATTATGTTTAAGAATATTATGAAAACCATCGCTGCGATGGTAGGTATAACTTTTGCTTCTGCGGCTTATGCTGGTCTTTTAGACCTTAAAGTTGGTTCAGCACAAATATTTGATGTACAATATTATTGGAGCAGTTCCACAAATGATTCCAGTTGCGGTTGGGGTAATGAAGGTTCTTGCGATACACTTAATGTAAGTGGATTAATCGCACCATATCAATCTACTGGACCAGGTGGTAGTTTTCAACACCCAAATCTTACCAGTGGTCAATATTATGGATTTATTAATAGCACAACAGTGCCTGGCACATATGGTATGGCAGTTTTTAATGCCAATGGCACACAAGCATATGTAATTCACGATACTGGTGATCTCTACAAACTTTCTGGAGACGGTATCTTTTATGTTGGTGGTGGTTTCTTCGGAACAGTTATTACACCAAGCACAGGTTATGCGTATGGTAGTAGTGCAACATTAAATGTTGGAACTGGAACACCAAATGCAACTGCAATTGCAAGTTATACTCCACCAAGCACCACAGTTCTTACTGCTGGTCAAACAGCAACCCAAAGTAGTGGTGGTAGTGGTGGAGGAAGCACACCTACAATTTATAACATTACTGATAGCGGTTCAAATGCAAACTTTGCAACAGGTTCATTAGGTCCATGGACAGCAGGTGGCGGAACAGGTACACAATCAACAACTGCATATGGTGATGTAGGTGTTGGTGTTGCTGTTGTTCAAGAAATGACAAGTTATACTGCAAATGGTAGTCCATATCAATGGACTGTTAGACCACCAACTGGAACATATATGGTAAGTATTCAACCAAATGCTATGCAAACATCAGGTGTTAATACATTTGATGATATGGCTACTGATCTTGGTATCAGCACCGCAAGCAAGAATGAAATTATTGCAGCTATGGTAGCAAGTGGCAATGGTCAACCAACTAATGCAGCTTGGATTCGCCAAGACATTACACTAACAAATGGTCAAACATTCCATATGGCATGGCAATATATTTCTACTGACTATGTTCCATTTAATGATGGTAGTGTAACTACACTTGTTAATAAGACAGGCACAATTATTGCAACTGTTAACGGTGAAAGTAAAGAATATGCTCTACTTGGATTTACAAATCCAGGCACAGGTAACTATTCAGTTGGTTCATATGGTGCAACAGGTTGGCAGTTAGCAGAATATACAGCAAATGAAGCTGGCACATATAGACTTGGTTTTGGTGCATTTAACTTAAGTGATACTGCATTGAGTCCGATTCTTTTTGTTACTAAAGAAGTTGGAACAACACTTAACTTTACTACACCATTTGGTCCTATTGCTCCTAATGCTGGTTCAAGTGCTCCCAATAATTCAACACCAAGCGCACCAACTGTTGTAAGCACAGCGCCTGGTACACCAATTGTGTCAAGTAGCAGTGTTAATGGAACACCAGTTACAACTACTGTAACTAATACAAATCTTGTTAACTCAACTGATGGAAATGGTAATCCTGTAGTAACAACTTACTTCACAGTGACAACTACAACTACTACTCCAACAACTACTACAACTGTAACAACACCTGTTACTGTAACAACTTATAGTGATGGTTCCACAACTACTACTAACGGAACTCCAGTAACAACTTCTGTAGTAACAAACAGCGTTGCTACATCTATAACTGATCCTGCTGTGCAAAGTGTAGCGACTACTGAACCAGTGACAACTACTTCTACATCATCTGGAACAGCTACTACAACTACAAGCGTTATTACTTGGCCTTCAACAAGTTTAGATACTGTTACATTTACTGGCACAAAGAGTGGTAATACTGTAAGCATTAATAAAAACGTTGTGACAGTAGTTGATACTCCAACTACAACAACTACAACAGTAACAACACCGATTACTACAACTACTACTGTAACACCTACAACCACTACTGTAGATGCTAATGGTAATGCAATTGGAACTTCTACTGGCGCACCTACTGCAACTGATTCAACAATTAACCAAGTTGTAAGTAGTGATGTTTATACTGACAATTATAGCGCAAGCAGTACAAATACAGTAAAAACTGCAAATGTGACAGGCGCACAAGATAGTGTAAACTATGCAAACCAAAACTTGTTTATGGTAGATCCTGCTTTCACACCAAATGGAACTTGGTCAACACCATCATACAGTGCAGGCAGTAATGGTAATGGCAATATTGGCAGTAGTGGTTATGCTTTTGGCTTCCAAACACAGGCAAACGGTAACACATTTGGTGTAGCAGGTTACTATGGCTCTACAGGCACAAGTGGATACAACAATAGCAGTAGTGATAGTAAAACATTGGCAGGCACAACTTACGCAGTAATAGAAACAGGCAATGGTAAAGTGAAAGTAGCTGGCGGTATAGCAAGCACAGATCATACCAGTGTTACAAGCATACCAGAGTTTGGTTTAAGTAACGCACAAAAACTTCACCAAACTAATGTTTATGCTGATGTTGCTTACTATCTACCAGTAGATATTGGTGGATGGACACCATTTGCTGGTGTTACTGTAAACAACAGTAATGTAGAAGATAAAGGCAGCAGTGGCACCGCATTATTGGCTCAAACTCCAGACACAGGCAGTAAAACAACAGCAACTCCTTATGCAGGTGCACAATATAAAGTAAATGATAATGTTGCACTACAAGCAAAAGTAAGTGAAAGCCCAATTTATGGCACTGTTGTAAGTGGCAAGGCTATAGTAAAACAAAAAATTACTGACAATACCAGTATGTTTATAAGTGCTGGTGTTGATGTTGGCAATAATTATAATAATGGCACAATTATGGCTGGTTTAACTATTAATTTCTAAATTGACAATATAGTGGCTCCGTGGTAAATTAAATATCACGGAGCCTTTTTAATGGACAATACTGCGCCAGACTTGGAAAAAGATTTGTATAATAGTGATTATATACGCAATAAAGCACGTGGCAATGATGCATATTGCCAACATCTTTATGCGGCATTATGCAACAATGAGTTTATCAAGGCAGAGGTTCTTACAATTTTAGCGGCAGAACATTGGTCTTGCAGTTGGCGACATGCTGGCGGTATTGGTGCTAGTTTGTATGATGGTAGTTTCAGTGGCGATTACATGCGTTATTATGTAAGTAACATGGAAGATAATTCTTCTTATGTTAGTGAAGCCACAATTACAGAAGAAATACGTGAAGATTTCAAGAAACTTGGTTGGTATGTTGTAGAAAATACGGTGGAAGTTTGATATGTTTCTTAATATTTTAGCACTTTTAAGTGCAGTCAGCATCAGTGGCGTGGCGGCATATTACAGTATTGCTGGTCTTACAGCAATATTCAGTGGTGCTGTAATCCCTATTATCATTATGGGCGGTGTCTTAGAGTTTGGTAAAATCATCACCACTGTCTGGCTACACCAAAACTGGAACCGTGTAAACTTCATTGTAAAATGGTATCTTGCACTTGCCGTTATTGTTCTTATGTTTGTAACAAGTATGGGTATCTTTGGATTCCTATCACGTGCGCATATTGAAACTACAAGTAGCGTAGGTGATAATACTCTACTCATTGAGCAGATTGACCAAAATCTTGGCGTAGAACAGCAAAGAATCAAGGATAATCAAGCACTTATCAAGCAAATGGATGATGCTGTAAATGGATTGTTGAATAGTGGTGCAAGCAATGCAACACGTGATAATAACCGCACAGCTACTTTAACTACACAAGCAACTAAACTACGTGAAAGTCAAAAGAAAGAACGTCTTGCGGCAAACCAAACTATTGATGAAACCAATAAGCGTATTGCTGACCTTAATTCACAGAAGTTAAAACTTCAACAAGCACAACTTAAGGTAGAAGCAGAAGTTGGACCAATTAAGTATATCGCACAATTAATATATGGAGATAATGTTGATAAGTCATTACTTGAACGAGCAGTCCGTTGGGTTATTATTTTTATTGTTGCTGTGTTTGATCCCCTTGCAGTCAGCTTGGTTTTGGGTGCGACAATGGGTATCAGTAATCGTCGCAAAGAACGTGATGCGCAAACAGAAGAAATTGTAAAAGAAATTGTTAAAGAAGTTGTTGTTGAAAAGCCTATTGAAAAAGTAGTAACAGTTTATAATAATGAAGCTATATTACGTGTAAATGAATTGGAAGAAGAATTAGAAGCATTTCGTAATCGTGAACCAGAAATAATTGAACGTGAAGTTGTTCAGGCGGTTCCAATATTCCGTGACAAAATTGTGGAGAAAATTATAGAAGTTCCTACAGTTGAAACTATTGAAAAGATTGTTGAGATTGAAAAACCTGTTTACATCACTACAGTAGATAGAATTGAAGTTCCTGTTGAAGTTATCAAGGAAGTTCAAGTTGAAAAGATTGTAGAAAAAATTGTGGAAGTCCCTGTTGAAACTATTGTTGAAAAGATAGTTGAAGTTCCTGTTGATAGAATTGTAGAAGTTGATAAAACAGATAACAAAACACTTATGGACTTGACTGTTGCACTTGATCATCTTATTAAAGAAGTTGATGCAAAAAATAATGAAATAAATCAACTTAAAGCAGAACGTGAACTAGATAAACGTCTTGCAGAAAGCGATGATATTGGTGACAAAGCATATCTACTTGATGTAGATAATGATATTGTTGGACATAATTTACCAACACAACCATATATGGGTCAACTTTTTATACTTGTTCGTGAACCAAATAATTTGTATAAATGGAATGGTTCAGAGTGGATTTTAGTTGACAGAAACCAAAATACTGGCTATACTGATAACGTGAATTGGCAGAATTGGCAGTTAGGTAGATTAGGTCGTCGTGAAGTTGAATATGACGATATGACACCAACTGAACAAGTTGCTATAGATAATTTAAGTAAATGAACCAAAGTAGAATTGTAACCGCACCTGATCTTGATTTAGATCACCGATTCAAGGTGCTACTTGTAGATGTTGAATGGGGCGACATAGAACGTCTGTCAAATACTATCAACAATCTTGACATTGATATTACATTATTCTTATATGGTAGCAATGAAACTGATGATGTTTGGTGTTTAAATGCACACAAACACAGTTATGCTACACTTGTTAATACACGTTTTAGCGGCAATAAAGAATTATTAAAAGGTTATTTGCTTGCACAAAAGAATTGTTGGGGATATGGCTCCAATGATATTGCCAAATATAATCATCGTGAAACGTTTGATATATATTCTTGGCTTATTCAACTACATGCTAATTATATCAAAGAGGAAAATAATGTCTAGCAGACCAGAACTTGAAAATGTTAAACAACGTGGATTTTTTGTAGAAGTTCACAATAATGATGTTAATAAAGCACTTCGCAAGATGAAGAAGATGCTACAACAAGATGGTATCTTCCAAACACTTCGTGAACGTGAACGTTTTGAACAACCAAGCATGAAACGTAAGAAAGCCAAGGCACGTGCACAAAAACGTTGGCAGAAAAAGTTGAAAGAACTTCGCAATCTTGGTATTGCACGTTAAACAATAGGTGAAAAATGCGTATTATTAATGACACTAAACTTGATTTTAGTGATGTTCTAATTGTGCCAAAACGTAGCACACTGGTAAGTCGTGATGAAGTTAGTCTTGACCGTAAATTTATCTTTCGTAATAGTGGTATGCAATGGTCAAACAAACCAATTATTGCGGCGAATATGGATGGTGTTGGTACGTTTACAATGGCAGAAGCACTTGCTGAACATGGTTTGATGACAGCACTTCGCAAGAATTATACTGTAGAAGAAATTATCCTATGGATTGGTCGCACTGGATACAAGATCAATGACCTTTGGGCATATGGTCTTGGTATCAAAGATGAAGATTATGAAAAATATAAACTTGTAAAAAGTAAGTTACCCGAAGGTAATATTAAAATTGTATGCATTGACGTAGCCAATGGTTATACTGAACGATTTATTGGATTTGTTCGTAAATTTCGTCAAGAAAATCAAGGGGTTACCATTATTGCAGGTAATGTTGTTACTCCAGAAATGACAGAGGAACTTATTTTAAGTGGCGTTGATATTGTTAAAGTTGGTATTGGTCCTGGTAGTGTATGCACTACTCGTATCAAAACTGGAGTGGGGTATCCGCAACTATCAGCGGTTATTGAATGTGCAGATGCTGCTCACGGTCTTGGTGGACATATTATTAGTGATGGTGGTTGCACTTGTCCTGGTGATGTTGCTAAAGCCTTTGCTGGTGGTGCTGACTTCGTAATGCTTGGTGGAATGTTAGCTGGCTGTGATCAAGGTGGCGGCGATGTTATTACCAAATATTATAAAACAAATGAAATAAGTCAGGATGGACATAATCATGTAATTGAAGAACGTAAGTTTGTTCAATTCTATGGTATGAGCAGTCGTGCCGCTAATGATAAGCATAGCGGTGGTCTTAAAACATACCGTGCCGCAGAAGGCAAGGAAGTATTAGTTCCTTATCGTGGTGATGTAAATGATGTTATTCAAGACGTTCTTGGTGGTGTTCGTAGCACATTAACTTATGTTGGTGCCCGCCGTCTTAAGGAATTAAGCAAGCGTTGCACTTTTATAAGTGTTAATAATCAAGTTAATAATATTTTTTCTAAAACCCCTTGACAAATTTAAAATAAATGCTATATAAGGTTAGACGATGCCAAAGTTGGGTCGTCTAACTTACTCGCTTTTAGAAGGAGAAACAAAATGAGTAATCTACTTAAAGTATTTGATGGTTTTGACCATTTTAATCGCACTGCAATTGGTTTTGAACGCCTATTTGATGATATGCTTCGTGTAAATTCAGTGCAAGTTCAGCAAAGTTATCCACCATATAACATTATCCGCAATAGTGATACTGACTACGAAATTGAAATTGCGGCAAGTGGATTTAGCGATGATGATATTGACATCACGTTAAAGGACAATCAACTTGTAATTACTGGTGAAATCAAGAATGAAAATCCTACGGATTATATTTTCCGTGGTATTGCAAGTCGCAAGTTTGTCCGTACATTTAACTTGGCTGACAATATGGAAGTCAAAACTGCCAAGATGCAGAATGGATTGCTTGTGATTAAATTGGAATTTCATATTCCAGAGTCACAAAAGCCAAAGAAAATAGCTATTGCAAAATCTTAATAGTTATGGTAATATAAAATCACAGTGGGCGAAAGCCCACTGTGGTAAATATAAATGATGGGCAAAATGACAGCAGACGTTCAAACACGCACAAAAATTAAAATTACACCTAAAAAAGACCTTACTCCACCACCAAAGTTTAAGGTTATTTTTATGAATGATAATGTAACTACTGTTGATTTTGTTATCGCAGTATTACAAGAAATCTTTGATCATAACTTTGATAGCGCACAAGAATTAACAGTTAAGATTCATGAAGAAGGTAGTGCAATGGTTGCTGTATTACCATTTGAGATTGCTGAAAGTAAAGCAGTAGAAACAACACTACTTGCAAGAACAAACAACTTTCCTCTTGCTGTTAAGATAGAACCAGAATCTTAAAATTGAACTAATTTTGGAAAATAGATATTTCCAATACCTTCATCACTACGACCACGTGGATGGCAAATATATCTTATACCATCTATTGTTTCATCTATTTCGTGATGACAATGACCAAAACACCATGCTTTAATTTTCTTATTGATGTTGGCTAATAGAACTGTTTGCATCATACTACTACCAGCACGACCATAGTGTGCAACATGCATTTCAGGAGTAATGTATCTAAATTTACGTTTTGGTGAGGTATGCGTTACAACTACAATATGATTTATTCTTGGGTCATTATTAAAAGTTTCTATTTGAGTATACAGCATTTTAGCTTCAACTTTAGCAACTGCCATAATTTCTGCTAACTTATCATCACTCCAACCTTCACTGATAAGGTGATCCCAACATTCAAAGTTAGTGACTTCTGGCATACAAAAATCATATGTCCACCAACCGTTACAGCCAACAAATGCAACATCATCTAATACAATTACACTTTTATGCAAATATGTAATATGATTATGTTCAGCAATACGTAATTGAAATTCATTATTATGGTGGTGTAAATCAGGCTTATGACCATGTTCATGATTGCCATCAACAAATATAACATGACGGTAATGTTCACCGATTTCTACAAGTTTATTATATGAATAATCCCAATCATTGCTGATATCACCAGCAACAACGCATACTAAACTTGTTCCAAGACCTTCCCATTTCAAGTTTTTTTCAGGTGGCCAGAAATTTTCATGTAGATCACTAACTAAATCAAAGTGCATTTTTTTATTGTTTTCCAATAATAATTATATATAATTGTGTTATGAATATTATTTTTGATGCGGCAACTGCTAAAAGCATGGCAGACAAATATACCATACTTGAACTTGATACAGTTATGCAACCTGGTTTACCAGAACCAGTTATACTACACGCATTGGTTGAAGTAAGCAATGTAAATGAATTGGCTACACTACCATTCTTTAGAGAAATGCATATTGATATGATTCGTGAATATAAAAGTGGTAACTGGCAACGTGCTATGGAACTCACCAGTGGATTGATGGGACAATTTAATGGTGAACTTGATAGTTTTTATGAAAATATTATTGACTTCTGCCAGAAAAATGATATAGTAGGAAATAAGTGGGACGGTATTAGACATACTGTTCCTAAACAATAAAGCCCAAATAGCACAGCGGTAGTGCAACGCACTTGTAATGCGTAGGTCGGGAGTTCAATCCTCTCTTTGGGCACCATTTTTTAGAGGCAGATATGAAAAACTATTATTTTATGGACTGTGCAGCAAATCGTTGGCTTCGTAAAAAGTTTGGTATTGAAAAACCAACTGCTCTTGAATGGGGTGGTTGGAAAAAGTGGGATGATGAATTGAAAAAATCAAAACCACTTGGATTCTTTTTAACTGAAACAGTTCCTAATTTTTTAGATGATGTTGTTTATAGCATAACTGAAATTTGGAATAAACCAAAACGTTATGTTCGTAATCGTTTTATTGATCGCACACATATCATGCCAACGGATTTAAAACCTGGTCAGTGGTGGGACAGTGATAGTCGTCTTGTAAGTGGCATGCGTCAACTTATTATTGATCATGTTGAAATTGAACTTGCTTGGAAAAATACTTGGAAAAAGAAATGGAAGTTTGTTAATGGGCGTTGTCCAGAAGCAGGTTTAGATTATATTGCATGGGAAAAAGGTTTAACTTATGATGAAAGTTGGGGTGTTGATAAAACCGATGAAAAGCATGGACAACTAACACATCAAGCAATTAGTGCAATAGAAATTGAAGAATTATATAATTGGTGCAAGAATTTCCCTAGCCGTCCAGATGCTATGGATGTTAGTGGTTGGAGTGAACATTGCGACTTGTTACATGCAAATGGTGATGGATTTTTTTCCAAAGAAAAAACAGATGAAGAACGTGAGCGTGGTAAAATTGCACATAAGCGTTTAATAGAAATTGAAAAACAGTATGATGAAGAAGAAACAGAAATGCTGACACGCATTGTTAAACTTCGTAAATCATTATGGACGTAAAAGATTTTAACGGCGGCACGGCTGTGCGTAAAGGTTGGAGCGAGTATAACTAGAATCCATTTGTGCGGGCTGCAGACCTATATCAGTGGGCTGGACAGGTGAGAGACCTGTGAAGGTAATGGTGATTGCGTCAGGCAATTGAAACCCCAAAATTTGGCCATCCTAAAACCATCGTGGGAGTAGCGTCCCACCCGTTAAAAACTACTTGACAAAATAAAACATATATAGTATATTGGTAAAATAATATAACAGAGAGAGTATATGACAATGTTGATCATGGGTTATCGTGGAACTGTAGAGTGGGGTAAGGTTCGTGCAGCTATCAAGCGTTGCACAGAAATGACTGCAACCGATATTGAGAAGATTGTCAAGAATGTCAAGGATGGTAAAACCGAAACCATTCCTAACGATCATATCCTTTATGAAGACTTAAAGGAACTTGGTTTGCTTATCAAGTAAGAAATAGCCCACTTTTTCCTAAATATTATGTTAGGTAAAGGTGGGCTTTAATGATTTTAGGTGATTATTGGTTAAAATTGCAACCAGTAGCAGATCCAACCCGTTGGTTAGAACAAGCACAAGCAAAAGTTGAAATATTACAAAAACTATTTGGTGGATTACAAATTCAACCAAAAACCCTACTCTTTACCCATTTTAATCCTATTGTATTGCTTTTAGAACAACACTATAATTGCATTGTTGTTGGTGACCAAAGTGTAAAATATGCTTATCAAAGCAGTAGCACATTTATTGATAACATTACACAAGTTAAAAATATAGTAGATGTTACTATCGCACTTGATGAATATTTTACATTTGCTACAAGTGAAAATGACCAGCGACAATTATTAAGTGAAATTAAAAGTGTAACTCGTGGTTATCTTGTTACAAGCCTACAAGATTACAAAAATAGTGCACCACATAAACGCAACCATGTTGAAAGTGGTGTTTATGGTGATACAATCATACTTGAACAAAGTCAAGTAGATAAAAATAATAAACAGAATTGGCAAAATCATATATACTTTATAGAAAATAACCGTGATTTAACAGTTATCGGTCCAGTAGAACGCCGCACAATGTATTTCAAGCAACTTGCAAAATACAGCAGCGACCTTGGTGGAAGCGATTATGTTATACAAAAGAACATGTTATATCGTGGGTTTTTTAAAAGAAATTATGAACATATTATAACCGTGCAATTTTGAGGACGCCAATTGGTTGATATTAATATTCAAGAAGCAATCGCACAGAGTGTGCGTAATAACGTAGAAACATATCTACAAAACACTGATTTGTCAGCAGTAATTGCTGATACGCTGCAAAAACAGATTAACAATGTTGTTATTAATCTTACTGGTAGAGTTTATAATGAAATCACGACTAAACGTGATTTTGCAGATGAAGTCACACAACTTGTAAAAGGTATTGTCCTTGAACAACTTATAGAAATTGGTAGTAAACAAATTAATGAATATATTCAAGGCAGTGATTTAAATCGTGTCATTGTAAGCAGTGTTCAAAATGAAGTTAATCGTGCCGCAAGCAATTACAATTTTCCGCCACAAAGTATTTCATTTGAAAGTATTCGTATGGATGGCAATGAATTTAATGCTGGTTGGATTAATAATGGTATCTATAGAAACTTTACAAGCAGCGGTATCAAAGATAGCGCAAGCAAGTTACAATTAGAAATTACTGATGATGGTATTATTACTACAAATAGTATCACTGCTGAAAACTTGTTAATTGAAGATAATACATTTTTAAAAAATGTAACAATAGATGGTGATATAACTGTTAATGGTAATATTTTAGAAAGTCCAGGTTTACAACGTTATATCCAACAAGTAAGTCATACTACGAGTACACAGAATATAGAAAACGTTAATAGTCAAGATATCAATATTGCTAACCGTAATATTGTTGATGGCGACAAGCACGTATTAGGTAACAATTCACTTGGTCCACATATTATTAACAGTAACTTACGTAAGGTAGGAAATCTACAAGAATTAGTTGTAAGTGGTCAAGCACTTATAGGTGAGACTCTTACAGTTAACATGGGTAGAGTTGGAATTAATACAGAAGAAACTGCTGGTGTTTTAAGTATTTGGGATCAAGACAGTGAATTAAGCATAGTAAAATATGCACAAAAAAATATGTTTGTTGGTAGCACTCGTAGTAATGATATTACGTTAGGCAGTAACAATCAAAATCAAATTGTACTTAAAACTGATAATATTATAGAATTAAATGGAAAAATACGTTGGAATGGTTTATTGTTAGACATAGTAGATCGTATACCAGAACGCATCGGTGAGCCAAATGAAATCGCCATATTGCGTGATGGTAGTGCTATATACAGTTGCCGTGGTCAAAATATTTGGGGGAAGATTCTATAATGCGTATTTTTCGTTGGATTTATAACTTCTTTGATGATTTAGTTTACAAACATAAACGCCGTCAACTATTAAAAGAACTTAAAAAACGTGACCCTTTCATTTATTAAGGGTAAACATGTTTCTTGGAATCAATGCTAATAATCACGATGCAAGTATCGCTCTTGTTGATGGCTCTAACATTCTGTTTGCTGGTCACGCTGAACGGTATAGCAGAGTAAAGAATGATCCACATCTAAATGAATCATTGATTGACGATGCGTTACAATATGGTATACCAGATAAAATAGTATGGTATGAACAACCATGGAAGCGCACAATACGTAACCTTATAAGTGGTCAGCGTCCACTACACTATAACTTAAAAAAATACTTAAAAAACAATGGGTTAGGCAATATTTCAGTTGTGACAACGCCACATCATGGTGCACATGCTGCTATGGGTTATTATAGTAGTGGGTTTAGTGATGCAGCAGTTGTGGTTATTGATGCGATTGGTGAGTTAGAGTGCACTAGTATATGTCGTGGACATGGTGATAAAATTAGCAGAGTTTGGCACAATGTTTATCCGCAAAGTATCGGACTTTTTTATAGTGCGGTAACAGATTATCTTGGGTTTAAACCTAATGAAGAAGAATATATTGTCATGGGTATGGCAGCATGTGGTGAACCAAGACATCTTAAAGAAATGCTTAACGAGTTTTTTGGGCAGTGGTCACCACCTGATATAGAGTTTAAGCATAACCTACATCGTGGTATGCGTTGGTGGACTAAACCTAAAGATGAAAATTGGAAACCAGAAGATATTGCCGCTTCTGCACAAGCATTATATGAACAATACCTAATGGCAATTTGTCGTTATACTCGTGAAGTAATTGGCAGTGATAATCTTGTATTGGTTGGTGGTTGCGCTCTCAACTGTGTAGCAAATAGCCGATTAAAAACATTTACTGGATTTAGTAAAATATGGGTGCCACCAAATCCTGGTGATGCTGGTTTAAGTTTAGGCGCAGTTACCTATCATACTAAAAAACATGTGCATTTAGAACATGCGTTTCTTGGTCACGATATTAATCGCACAATAAATGTGCGTGATGTAGTTGATGCATTAGAAGCAGGTCAAGTTGTTGGTATCGCCAATGGTCGTGCAGAGTTTGGACCACGTGCGCTAGGCAATCGTTCGCTGATTGCTGATCCTCGTGGACCAGATGTAAAAGACCGTGTAAACCAAATTAAGAAACGTGAGCCATTTCGTCCATTCGCTCCAATCATATTGAAATCTTGGTTTAGTGAATACTTTTATAGTAAGATGCAAGTTAATCACGATTATATGCAATGGGCAGATGCGTGTATAGACCCACAATCTTTTCCAGCAATCTGTCATGTTGATGGCACTTCACGTGTTCAAACTATTGACCAACCTACTCCAAGTATTATGTATAAAATATTGGAAGCATGGTATAGTAGAACTCGTTGTCCAATGTTGCTAAACACTAGCTTGAATATCAAGGGTGAACCATTGGTGAATACATGGGAAGATGCCCAAAGATTTAGTCAGTTGAATAATGTGCGGATATTTTGATGCGTATATTAATTACAGGTGATAGTTTTACATACAGTTACAAAAACACTTGGATAGAACGAGTATGTAATGAACTTAATCTTGAAATGATAAGTTGTTATGGATTTAGAGGACAAAGTCAGTATAAAATTTATGATAATTTTATTAAAACTTTAGTCCCACAACCAGATGTTATAATAGTATGCCATACTGAATTTACAAGATTGTATAATGAAGGATTGGCTGATATTGAATTTGCTAAAACTATTCAACGATTACTAATCAAAGATATGCAAGAACAATGTAAAATAAGAAATATTAAAATGATTAATATTCCTTGTTTTGAACATGGTTTTTTAGATAAAGATTATGGTCTGTGGTTTCTTGCACCTGGTGGATTAATGATTTGCAGTAAAGCTGATGATCCTACATGGGATTACAAAAACAATGATAAAAGACTAAATCACTTTAGTCCTCGTGGGCACGAAATAATGGCAAACAATATAATTCCTCATATAAGAAATTATATTAATTCTGACCAACAATTCCATATTGCTAGTTTATACCCTGAAATTTTCTCTTGACACTGTAAAAAACTATGTTATAGTGGTAATATGACACACAAACGTATCGGTTTTTGCTGCAAATGGCTTGATCTTCCACGCCAAGTGGATGGGTTTAAACCCAAGGATGAAGCACTGAAACTTAACAATAAAACAACCACAGTAGCTTGGCTTAACCGCCAAGAACGTGCCGTTGCCGAACAACGGTTGTGGGATATTATGGAGCACAATACAAATGCTACACTTGAATTGGTCAAACGTGTTGGAACTTTGGAACCACGACAACGCATGGTTAGGCTATCTAGCGATATGTTTCCAGTTTATACTGAGTCAACTTACTCTTATTTTTATCAGTTACCAGATGTTAAAGAAGCCATTGCCAAAAAATGCGCTATTATTGGCGAGACCGCTCGTATGCTTGATGTACGGGTTAGTTTTCATCCTGGTCAGTTTTGCGTTTTGGCTAGTGATAACGAAACTATTGTTACCAACTCAATCCGTGAATTTGAGTATCACACTGATTTGGCTAGATGGATGGGTTATGGGAATAGCTTTCACGACCATGGTTTTAAAATTAATGTCCATATATCGGGTCGTAAAGGTCCAGACGGTATTAGAGCCATTTGGAACCAACTTTCAACAGAAGCCAGAAACCTCGTCACAATAGAAAACGAGGAGAATAGTTATGGTTTGGATGACACTTTATCTCTTGCAGATATCATTCCTACTGTTTTTGATTGTCACCATCATTGGGTTAAAACGGGAGAGTATATTGAACCTACTGATGACAAAATCAAGCGTGTTATTGACAGTTGGCGTGGTGTGCGCCCAACTATGCATTATAGCGTCAGCAGTGAGTCTATTCTTATTAATCATGACAATAGCGTTCGTCCTACCATGACAACACTACTTGAAAGTGGACATAAAAAACAAAAACTTCGTGCTCACAGTGATTTCATGTGGAATACTGCTGTCAACCAATATGTTGCAGAGTTTTGGGAAAACTTTGATATTCAAGTAGAAAGTAAAGCCAAGAACCTTGCAAGCACTGAATTATACAAATATCTGACAAATGCATAAATCTTTTAGAACACACACAGCAACAGGAAATGTATATAGGAGATATTATGTTTACGAATATCTTCGTGAAGATGGAACTCCTTATTACATTGGGAAAGGAAAAGGAAGTCGTGCTTTTCGTAAGCATGATGACATTTTAGTTCCTCGCTATAACGATAGAATTAATATTATCATTGATGATTTATCAGAAGATGAAGCATATGAAATTGAAAAAGGTTTGATAAAACATTATGGTAGATTAGACAACAATACAGGAATATTAGAAAATTACACAGATGGTGGAAAAGGTTCTGCTAATAAAAGAAATATAAAAGAACCAGAACCTATCGTTAGATTACGAAAAAGTTTTTATAAAAAATTAGACTACAAATACGGAAAATAGTATTAAAAAGGAAAAATACATAATGAGTTATCTGTTTACTAGTGAAAGCGTAAGTGAAGGACATCCAGATAAGGTCGCTGATGCAATCAGTGATGCGATTCTGGATTTGATGATGGCACCACAGGATAAATCTTATCGGTGTGCGTGTGAAACACTTGTTACTACTAATCAAGTGGTAATCGCAGGTGAATATAAAGGCGAACTTGATCCACAATTAGTTGATGCCGCTGTTATCAATACTATTAAAGATATTGGTTACGAGCAAAATGGATTTAATTGGCGCACGGTCAATATTCTTAATCTAATGCATGGACAAAGTGCTGATATTGCACTTGGCACTGATACATTTGGTGCTGGTGACCAAGGCTTAATGTTTGGTTATGCTTCTAATGAAACACCAAACTTCATGCCAAGTGCTATTCATTACAGCCATGAAGTTGTAAAGGCACTTGCTGAACATCGTAAAAGCGGTCGTGATTGGCTTGGTCCAGATGCCAAAAGCCAAATTACTGTTGAATACAATGATGATAATCTTCCTTATCGTATTGACAAGGTAGTTTGTTCCACGCAACACAGTGAAGATACTGATATGTATGCGGTTCGCACACGAGTAGAACAACTTATTCGTAGTGTTCTTCCTGACCGCTTAGTTGATACTCGCACAGAGTTTCATATCAATCCTACTGGACGCTTTGTTATTGGTGGTCCAGATGGTGATACTGGTCTAACTGGTCGTAAGATTATTGTTGATACTTATGGTGGTTATGCTCCACATGGTGGTGGTGCATTTAGTGGTAAAGACCCTACAAAGGTTGACCGTTCTGCAGCTTATATGATGCGTTATCTTGCCAAGAATATTGTAGCAAGTGGTCGTGCAGATTGGGCAACAGTTCAGGTATCTTATGCTATTGGTCTTGAACAACCAATGAGTTTCTATGTTGAAAGCAATGGCGATAGTCGTGGTTTGACAAAATGGATACGTGATAATGTTGATCTAACACCACTTGGTATTATCAATAAGTTTGACCTGTTCCGTCCTATCTATAGTTCTACTACAAACTATGGTCACTTTGGTAAGGATGGATTGCCATGGGAAACTGTTGATCTTTTCTAAAATAATATATTGACATAATTGTTGCACTGCGGTATAAATATATGCAGTGCAATAAGGAAGTAAAAATGTGGCCTTACACAAACGAAGAAGCGGATACGCTTTACAACATAGAAAAGGATAAAGAAATGTTTAACAATGCGGATGAATTTATTGATACAGTACAAAAAGCAAAGAAAGATTGGGTAAAGATGTTTGTTTATAGTGATAATGTTTCAAAGACTATGAATGAATTTATTGATGCTCAAACAACTTATACAAAAGAAGCAGTAAAGGCAACATCAGCCGCAGCTGGTACAATTGCAAGCGAAATCCAAAAGACTGCTGATCAGATTTACAGTGGCAAGCATTTCAAGAAGATGCAAGAACAGGTTAGTAATGACCTTTACAGCACTTTCTGGAAAGAAGCATTTAAATATTATACTCCAAGCTACAAATAATACTTGACAAGTATTTTGTTTTATGGCATACTATAGAACGTAAATAGTAATACCAAGGAGATATCAATGGGAACTATTCTCGTTCTACTAGTAGTGGCCGCTGGAGTTGCATTAATTTACAAACTCTTAAGTCACAAAGATGATGCTTCTGAACAATCTGAAACTTTAAAAGTTGATGAAATTGTTGAGCAAGCAGCAAAGAAGGAACCACCAAAGTGTGGTTGTGGTCGCAGTTCAACTGGTTATTGTGTTGGATTGCATAAGTTGAGTGATGCTGAATGGGCTATAAGCGATAAGAACCCAAACCGTGTTGAAGTTGCACCAGTAGTTGTAACTGCCGATACACCAAGCACCACCACCGAAGCCGCATCTGCCCCAAAGAAGGCACGTGCCGCAAAGCCAAAAAAAGCGACAGAAGCCGCTGAAAAGCCTAAAAAGCCCAAGGCTAAAAAAGCAAAGTAATTAAAAGACCGCTTCGGCGGTCTTTTTCTTTGACGTTTTTATGAAGCGTCCTTTAGGTAAATATTGGTGCAGCGTATTTCACACTCAAAAGGAGACATAGATGGCAGCACCTACATTAGATTCATTACAAGCTGAAATAAACGATATAAAAGCAAAATTATGTGCAGTTGGAACAATTTTAAGTGATTATTGCACATTTGTTCCTAAAGTAGAAATACCAAAAGACCCATTTTTACATCTTGATGGTTCAAAATATAATGGCACTGGTAATTGGATTGATCAAACAGGTCGTGGTTTAGATGCTGTTCCCGTAGCAGCGACAAACACTCCAACTTATGATGCAGTAAATAAATGTTTCAATTTTGACGTTGTTAATCATAACGCATTTAAAATTGATACAAAGAAGCATGTTACCAGTATACCTGGTATGAGTGCAGCTGACTTTGCTAAAATGAGTGATCCTAACGGAACACAACAATTAGGTTATCAGTTAAATGCTAAGAAGCCTCGTACCTTTGCAACATGGGTAAAGTTTAAACCATTTGGACAATCAGTTATTCCTGGATACGGTAAAATTGTTAGTCAGTATGTTCTCGGTTTTGGCCGTAATGAATCAGGTTATCTATACTCATTAGGTAGTACTTGGGATGCTCGTCCAATGCTATACAATGGTAACTATGATGGCTGGACTTCATTTACAGATCCTCAAGTAGGAACTAATAATTACCAAAAACAAGAAATGTCAACAGCATTTGTTGATCAATGGATATTGATGGTTGCTACATTTGATGGCACAACCAACACAATTTATATTGACGATGGTGAAACTAAACAGTCATGGGTTCCAAGAACACAACTTAATACAATACCAGACTTATTCTATATTGGTCGTCAACCAGTAACTACTAATACAGAAGCAAAGTTTAACGAAAGTTTAACTGGTTCTGTTGGTATGGTAACTGTCTATAACAGAGCCTTGACCGTAGAGGAAGTTAAGCAGTATTTTGAAGCTACCAAGGCAACTTATAAGAAATAATATATTATATAATTGCTAACCCATTGAAAAAGCACCGTTTTTTACGGTGCTTTTTTTGCTTGACAGACCCCAAATATATGATATTATAAGTCATAGATTGTTGATGGAGAAACAATATGACTGACACTGATTTTGCCATGTTTGGTATGTCCAAAGCCGATATCCGTGACCAATATATCAATAATATTACCGCCAAGTTGTCAGGTTTGGAAATGGTTGTTATGGGTATTTTGAGCGATTGCCAAGAAATGCAGAACTACGGCGTCGATACCAAAGAACGCATCCGCAAACAGATGAATATCGCCAAGTTTATTCTTGCCGAAATGATGCAAGAAAAACGTCAAGCGGCTTGATAGGTGCGATATGAACGTTACAGTCCAAAACACCCTTTATGGTCGTAAAACCAAAATTGTGTATAGTGGTGAGGAAATGCCACTTCCTAAATGGGTAGATTATCCTGCCATCGCATTATCAACGGGTGATCGCCAATTTCCTGTTCGTATCATCGCACGTGAGCATATTACTAAAATTGACAATGAACTTGTTGAACAAAAGTTTGTTGCTGAACCTGTTGCAAAACGCACGATTAAAGTTAGTGGTAGCAAAGGTAACACATATCTTGTAACCATTGATGGTAAGTATAAATCTTGCACTTGCAGTGGTTTTCAATTTCGTCGCAACTGTCGTCATGTCGTAGAGGCTGCATAATGTCCGAAGTTATCGATTGTTCAAATAAATTCAAACATCTTAAAATTCTTAATCATATTAAGCGTATTATTGCTAATACTGATTATGCTGATTATGTAAGTGCAGTGACTTATCCTGATGAACGCCAAGAAAGTGGTCTTGGCGTTGCTATTGTTACCACTGATGGTACATCAAAACTGCTTGATTTGCGTGAATATGATATTGAAAAAATTTATAATATTAAATAAAAAAATGAAAAAATTTATAAAATTTGATTCAAAAATTTCATCTTTTGAAACTGTATGTTTTTACTCTAATAAAAATTATCAATTTGTTAATTTTAGTGAAGAATATAAAATTAAAGATGAAGATATTTTAGTATTAACTCTTAACTCTAAAAATTTTTCTTTAGATTTAAAAAACGAACCTTACCGTATTCAAAAAATTATAGAAAAATATCCAAATAATTTTATTTTTTATGATTTAATTGGTGAAGAAGATTTTAATATTAAGATTGAACATAGTAATTTGTATTTTCTTTATGGAAATTACCCATCAATCAAAAAACAAAATTATTTTTATTTTCCTTTTTACTGGTGGTTGATTGAGTCAATTTGTAAAAAAACTTATATACCTCAAAAAAACTACGAGAAAAAGTTTTTAATGCCAGTTGCACAATATAAAAAATGGAGAGAAAGATTTATCCACTATATGACATTTTATTTAAAAGATGCAATTTATAGTCAAGTATACAAAAAAATATATCTTCCCAATGATGGATCTAATAATAGTTTTAATGATAGATTTTTTAATCCAAGTTGGTATGATTCTACATTTTTTTCGTTAGTTCTTGAAACAAATATAAACAATAACTCAATTTTTATAACGGAAAAAACATTTAAACCAATACAATATTTTCATCCATACATGGTTATGGGTTCGAAAAATTCTCTTAAACTTATGAAGGATTGGGGCTTCCAAACCTTTGAAAATTTATTTGATGAATCATATGATGAAGAAGAAGATTTTATTAAAAAAGTTAAAATTATACAAGATAATATTGAAAACTTTAATTATTCACCATATGATTCTATAACAAAAGAAAAACTAGAATTAAATTATAATAATTTCTATCAAAAAAAACAAATAAATCAATATTCAGAAAATGTGTTTTTTCCAGAAATAGAAAAAGTTATTAATTCTCAATAAAGGTTCCGTTTGGTGCTACGTGTCCACGAACACCTGTGCGATCAAATTCAATGATTGCATCACGAGGTAAAAACTTATGCCAAAGATGTTCTATATCAATATATCCACCAACGCTTACACGTTCTTGCATATGGTTAATCATATCTTCAAGAAGCATTAAAAATTCACGTTGACGGTTTGCACCAAAGCTATAAACACGTAACATATATTGTTGGTCAATACCAGTGATACCGTGAGCAAACTGACTTAACAAGCGTTTGCTTACAACATATTTGTCACCAATTATATCATTTTCATAATCTTTAGTATTAAAGCGGTCAGTGAGTGTGTAACGACCACTTACTTTAAAAATGCGGTCGCAACCATCAAACCAACCTTCTTCAAGTGCATATGTGAAAAAGCTACGAACTACACACATTTCAGTAAGATTTTTTACAATATCCTGAACTTGAATATTTTTATGAATTTCAACAACATTATCATCAAGACTAAAATCAATAAAATGATCTACATCTTTTGTTAATGTTTCAATTTGTTCATCAGTCAAGCCAGGAATACCACAATCTGTTAAACAAATAACAGCATTTGGAATACGTTCACGAACACTTGCAATAGTTTCAAGTGTTTGTTCTAGTCGCTCTGCTGGACTATAAAGTGAAAACTTTGCATTAATTGCACTGGTGATAAAAACACCATATTTCTTTTCTTTTTTCTTAGACATCTAAGTTCAACCAATCTGGACGAGCAAGGGTCCAATCTACAACTTGTTTAATACGTTCTGTAAGTTCAATAGTAGGTTCCCAACCAAGGTTCTTCATAAACTCACCGCTAAGTGCGTAACGAAGATCATGACCAGGACGGCTGCTATGGAAGTCAACCATTTCATAGTTAAGGGGTTTGCCTTGACTATCGGCAATAATCTGTGCTAGTTCTAGGTTATTGATTTCCTGTTTACCTACAATGTTGAACTTTGGACATTTTGCACCACCAAACTCTGGTGGCATTACAAAATCCTTAAGACCAAGAATAAACATAAGTGCACTGGCAACATCCTTGGCATGAATATAGTGACGTGAACCAGGAATAGTGCGAGTTCTATCACTATGAACTGTAATAGTTTCACCATCACGAGCTTTGCGGATACACATAGGAATAAACTTCTCTGGATGCTGACGCTCACCAAATACGTTCATGGTATGTGTCACATAAACTGGAAGACCATAAGTGTTTTCATAACATACTGCTAATTCTTCACCGCCAGCCTTGGTAGCACTATATGGATTACCGCTGTTATAGCGATCATACTCACCATAGTTTACGCCATGCGGTGCAGGACCAAATACTTCATCAGTTGAGAAATATACAAAACGTTCTAAATTATCACATTTACGAGCAAATTCAAGAATATTACAAGTTCCAACAACATTATCAAGAACGAACTCCATAGGGTAATCAATACTACGATCAACGTGAGAACCAGCGGCCAAGTGAAGAATAATATCAACAGGACCGATACGAGTTTTAGTAAGAGGGTTAATTTCTGCTTTGAGATCATGAAATATTACCTTTACACGTTTTTGTGTTTGTGGATCATGATCTTGCATCATATCATGCAGACGATTTAGGTTACCGCTAAAGTCCAAGCGGTCAAGACTGACAATATTCCAATCTGTAGTTTTAAGGATATGATCAATAACATGGTGTGCAATAAATCCTGCGCCGCCAGTAATAAGAACGTTCTTTGACATATTTTCTCCGTGTATTTTAATAATATATAGGATATTTCTTGACAGGTCAATAATTTAATGCTAAATTATAAAAACGATTGGGGAGTGGTGGAATTGGCAACACGCTTGACTTTGACTCAAGAGATTCCAGGTTCGATCCCTGGCTCCCCAGCCAGCCAGCCTAAAATAAATATATGATGAAAAGATTATTAGCAATAATTGGTATTTGTCTAATACCTTTCAATAGTGCAAGCGCATTTGAATTAACGATTCCATTTAATTGGGACTCCAATGGTTTAACATTTGGTGAAACACGTGGTGATATAATGCAAATAGCCATGAATTATAATGGTTATGATGCAAAAAAGAATCGTAAAGAATTACAAGCCATATTAGATATTGATCCTGTAAAAATTCCTTGGTGTGCTGGTTTTATAAACTATGTATTAGAACGTGCTGGTTATGATTCCACTGGTAATTTAAGTGCAGCAAGTTATCATAACTACGGAATAAAAGTTACAGACCCCCAACCAGGCGATATTGTCTTAATGCGCCGTAGCGGTGGAAGTGGTCGCCATGTCGCTTTCTTTTATGGTTGGACATTTGATAATGGTATAAAGTATGTTCAACTTCTTGGTGGAAACCAAGACGACAGTGTTAACATAAGCGCATATCCTGTAGCATCAATAGTTGAATTTCGCAGACCTATAAAGAAATTGTCTTAATATTATTAAAAAATCCTCATAATAAATAAAAAAGAGGATTAATATGCGTAAAATTGTGCCTTTTTTCATCACTGGAATGATGTTTTCTACACCTGTCTTTGCAAGTGGAATGGTTTTTGGTTTTAAAAATCCAGAGTTTAGCGGCGATGGTTACAGTAGTCATGCACTGACTATTGAAAATGAAGAATACACTCGTCGTAAAGCACGTGAAGCAGAAGAAAAAGCTGCAAAAGAAGCAGCTGAATCAAAGGCAAATAACACAAATTTAAATAAGTTTCTCAACAATCTGGAAAGCCGTATCTATGCACAATTAAGTTTGCAATTAAGCAATGCTATGTTTGCTGATGGGGCAACCACTGGTACAATGCAGTTTGAGGGTAGCACTTTAACATGGTTAAAAGATACTGTTAACCAAACTATTACTCTTACTGTCATTGATGCTACTGGTAATCGGACTGATGTCACAGTTCCAATAGGGAGTTTCAAGTTCTAATGCGTAAGATAGTATTTTCAATTATGGCAATGATGTTAGCTGGTTGTAATACAACCATACCATATGAGGCAAAGGTTCCTGAAAAGGCTACGCCCATGCCACAAATAATTAAAAAAAGTACATATAATGAATTATCAAGTATGCCACCACCAGCGGGTCCACCTATCACTATTGCCATGTATGGTTTTAATGATAAGACTGGACAACGTAAAGAAAATGACAAATTTAGTGTATTAAGCAGTGCAGTAACACAAGGTGGTGAAGTATTTTTAATTAAAGCATTGCAAGATGCTGGTCGTGGTAAATGGTTTCAAGTTGTAGAACGTGTGGGTTTAGATGATCTTATTAAAGAACGTCAACTTATTCGTAATCAACGTGAAACTTATGAAGGTAAAGATGCAAAACCATTATCACCAATGCTTATTGCTGGTGTAATGGTAGAAGGTGGTATCGTAGGTTACGATACGAATGTTCAAAGTGGTGGTGCAGGAGCTGCCATGTTAGGTATTGGAATAAGTCAACAATATAGAACTGATGTAGTCACAGTTGTTTTACGATTAATCAGTGTTCATACAGGTGAAGTCCTTGTAAGTGCTGGTGCCACAAAAACTATTTTAAGCACTGGTGGAAATGGAAATGCACTAACATTTCTTGACCAAGGAACTATGAGTATTCAATTAGAAGCAGGTGCAAATGTCAACGAACCCACCACATATGCTGTGCGTCTGGCAACAGAAGCAGCCGTTGTGGATATGATCAAACAGGGTGCAAATAAAGGTTTATGGGGTTTTGCTTCCGATAAAAAGTAAGCAATACTCCTAAAGGAGTAGGCATTTGAATAAGGTATTAAGAACAGCATTAATGGCTGTTGGGTTGCTGTATGCAAGCAATGTGTTTGCAGGTACAACCAATAACGTGTATATCGACCAAGTTGGTAGTGGAAGCACTATCGGCATCACTCAAACAGGTAGTGGTAATGAAGTCGGTAATGACACGACTCGTGCCACTTTTAATGGTAATACGCAAACTGTAAGCATTGATCAAGTAGGAAGCCAAAATACACATAATGTTAATATGCAAGGTGCAAGTAGTAGTTTAAACAGCACTGTAACTGGTGATAGCAACACTGTGAATGTTGCTTGCGGTGCCGCACCAACAACAACTTGTACTGATACAAGCATTACTGCAAACGCAACTGGTAGTGGAAATACATTAAGTGTGACTGCAAGTGCAAAAAGCACTATGGGTATTGCTGTAACTGGTGACAATAATAATGCAAGTATCAACAGTAGCACTACTAATATGTTAGGTGCAAAGGCTGATATTAAAGCAACTGGTGACAGTAATGTAGTAAGCGTTCAACAAAGTGGTCCTGCTGGCGCTACTGGTTTTGATGCAAAAGTTGATGTAACAGGTAGTTCAAATAACGTTGGAGTGACACAAGGTGGCACAATCGATAGTAAAGTTGATATCAAGAGCAACGGTTCTAACAACAGTATTACTGTTAACAGCAGTAACTGATTGTTGGGCGGCTGTTGGTAAAGTAACTGAACAAACTGGACCAACTGAAATTCAACGAGATAAAGAAAGTATACCAAGTGCGGTGAACAGCGGCGTTGAAATGAATGATGCCGTTGTCACCGCTCGTGCACGTGTAGGTATTACTTTCGAAGATGATACCAAAGTGCAAATCACTGAACAAAGTAAACTTGTAATTGATGACTTTGTATATGATCCAAATAATGCAAGTGCAAGCAAACTTGGTATTAAAGTTGCTATTGGAACTGCAACCTATGCCAGTGGACAAATAGCAAAAGAAAATCCACAGCAAGTTAAAATTGAAACACCAACTGCTGTCATTGGTGTTCGTGGAACTGACTTTAGTATGACAGTTGATGAATTAGGTCGCAGTCTTGTAGTTCTGTTGCCAAGCTGTCCTGTAGGTTACAAAAATATTGAAAAAGATTGTGTTACTGGAAAGATTGATGTCACTACTGATATGGGTACAGTTCATCTTGATAAACCATTTCAAGCAACAACTACAAGTGCAAAAGAACAGAATCCAACTAAACCCGTTATACTTGTGTTAAATCAAGAACAAATTAATAATATGTTAATTTTAACCCCACCAAAGAAATCAGCAGAAAATGAAACAACACAAAAAACTGCACTTGATATTAATTTTCTTGATAAAGATTTTCTAAAGTTTGATGAACTTGATATGAATTATCTTATGGGATTCAACAAACTTGATATTAACCAACTTGATTCTGTATTATTGGTAAATCAACTTGACTTGCTAAATGCTGCACTACTTGAAAGTATGTTGGGTGGTGAAAATCAAATGTTGCCAAATTATAAACCTAATAAAGCTGCTGGTTTATTATATTATAAACAAGACCAAACCGTTGTGCTATATCGTGTTGGCGCAAATAGTTTTAGCCAAATTGGAGTTGATAAGGATAGTGCAACAACTATACAATTAACACAAGATGGAACTACACTTATTCAAAATGTTCAACATGCTGGCGGTAGCTTGATAAGGATTGCACAATCACAATGAAAAAATTATTATTCTTACTAATGATTACCACACCTTGTTACGCAGGCAGTGTTTATATTGATCAAGTTGGAAATGGAAATATTTTTTACCTAGACCAAAGTTCAAGTGGAAATAGTGAAGCAATTCTACTAAACAAAGGCGATAGTAATAATCATACAATAGTTCAAGAAGGAAGCGGAGATCATCTTGCTTTTATTGGAACACCACCAGTAGGAAAAAATTATGATGGGACTTACAATACTAATACAAATGCTTCAAATAACAATAACAACACACTTACTATTTTACAAAATGGTAGCGGTAATCATACTGCCGCCATTAATTTGGATGCTACAACACAAAACAACAATAATAATGCAAGTATTACCCAAACTGGCGATGCTAATAAAAGTTTTGTTCTTAATTTGAGTGGTAGTGATATTGGTGCAACTGTTGTGCAAGATAACCTTAATACACCAGATAGTAGCAATATGAATATACAATGTTTAACTCCTCCTTGTAGTGGTTATTCTTATACTAAACACTAAAAAGCATCATAAAACTTACATAAATGGTCAGGTAAATATTTTATATGAATTATTATCGTAGTGTCTTTATAAGCGATGTGCATTTAGGCACTCGTATGAGTCAAGCAAATGATTTGCTTGAATTTATTAAAACTTTTGAGTGTGAACGTCTGTATCTTGTTGGTGACATAATTGATGGTTGGGCAATGGCTAAAAGTTTTTACTGGCCGCAACATCATAATGATGTAATCCAAAAACTTATGCGTTTGGCAAGAAAAGGCGTTCAAGTCTATTATTTGCCAGGAAATCACGATGAATTTTTACGAACATTTGGAGAGTATAGCTTTGGTAATATTTGTCTCGTGGATAATATTACACATGCCAGCTTAGATGGTAAAAAATATATTGTTATGCATGGAGACCAGTTTGATGTTGTTATTAAAAATATGAAATGGTTAAGTCATATTGGTAGTTGGGCATATGATTTAACAATTGCATTAAATGTTGTTATAGCAAGAATTAGAAATTTATTTAAGTTACCATATTGGAGTTTAAGTGCTTGGGCAAAATATAAAGTTAAAAAGGCAGTAAACTTTATTGGTGATTTTGAAGATAATCTTGCTAGTTTTGCGAGAACACGTGGTGCAAATGGAATTATATGCGGACATATACATCACGCAAATATACGTGAAATAGGTGATATAAAATATATGAATTGCGGTGATTGGGTTGAAAGTTGCACAGCATTAGTTGAAGATTATAATGGTCATTGGTTTATAATTAAATATAAAAATGCGAATCTCACTGGTAACTGATACATACGCACCAAGTGTAAATGGTGTTGTTACAACTCTTATAAACACTGTTGCAGAGTTAGAACGACTTGGACATATAGTTCAGGTTATTGAACCTAGTCAATTTAAGACTGTGCCAGCGCCAGGTTATCCAGAAATAAAACTTACACTTAATATTTGGCGTGTTGGTCCCATGATTGAATCGTTTAAGCCAGATGCTATTCATATTGCTACAGAGGGTCCATTAGGATTTGCCGCACGTTGGTATTGCAAAGTAGATAAGCGCAGTATTCCACATAACACAAGTTATCATACAAAATTTCCAGAATACTTTAACAAATATTTTAATATACCCGTAGATTGGGGTTATTGGTTTATTCGTTGGTTTCATAAGTTTAGCACACGGGTTTTAGTTACAAATGAAACTATGCGACAAGAATTACAAGGACGTGGATTTGAACGTCTTGCTGTATGGAATCGTGGAGTTGATACTAAAATATTTAATCCCAAAAAACGTAAGTCAAATCAAGCAACTAAACCTATATTACTTTGCGTAAGTCGTGCAAGCATAGAAAAAGGTTTAGATGATTTTTGCAGTCTAAAAACTGACGGAACAAAAATATTAGTTGGTGATGGTCCATACTTGGCAGAATTAAAAAAGAAATATAACGACGTAATTTTTACAGGTTATAAACATGGTGATGCACTTGCTGAATATTATGCTAACTCAGATGTATTTGTATTTCCAAGTAAGACTGATACCTTTGGTGTGGTAATGTTAGAAGCAATGGCATGTGGAACACCAATTGCAGCATATCCAGTTACAGGTCCAACTGATATTATAATAAATGGTGTAAATGGTGCTATGGATGACAATTTACAAATTGCCATTGAATATGCACTAGACTGTAATCGCAAAAATGTACATAAAATAAGCAAAGATTATACTTGGGAAAAATGCACAAATAGTTTTTTAAAAAACTTACAACAAATACATTGACAGCACTAATACAATAATATATAAAGAGATAAGTGCGGCGGCGTGGGCAGGACACGTATTGGAGTATCGGCATGATGGAAATAAAGGAACTAGAAAGCAAGGGTCTGTTAAATCTGTAGCTTGTTAATACCATCAAATTGTAGGTATAAATCCTACCCGCACTTTTTTAAAAAAATTAATTTTATTTTTTTATGCAGAGTGTGTATAATAAGTATTATTACCTAAAACATAGTTACCACATAGTTGGTTAGTTTTAAGAACTTATAAAAGGAAAACATTATGACTGCATTAAACGTTACAAATACGTCTTATCTTATTACTCGTACAATTGAACAAGCCCCAAGTGAAATGATGATACGAGAATTAATTCAAAATTCCATTGAAGCATCTATCACAGCAAAAGAACCAAAAATTCAAATACTAGAAACTGATCCTTCTGTTTTTGGATTTAACGAAAATGTTTTTGGTGATTTTGGTTTTAATATAAAAAAACTTACTTTCTGGAATAATGGCACTGGTATGTCTGCCAAAGAATTGCGAGAAGTTACTAATTTATCATCATCACTCAACAAAATTCAACGCCTTGATCAAAATTTTGGTATCGGCGCAAAAGTTACAGCAATGGGTGTAAATCAAGAAGGAATGATTTGGATTTCATGTAAGAATAAGAAAGTTTCCATTTCACTTTTACGAAAAGAAATTAATAGCAAAGGACAAGCAAATTATTGCCGTTATGATTTTGTAGAAACAGATGGTGAAAGTCCAACTGGGTATAAGGATGTTTGGGATATTACTGGACTTGCAACAATACCATGGGATACCAATGAAGATTGGACAGCAATTGTGCTTTGTGGTAATAATCCTAATCAAAATACGGTTGAACGTCCCTATGATGGTGAAGAACAGAAACCTAGTGCATGGTTAATCAATCAAATGTATCGTCGTTTTTTCCGAATTCCAAATACCGTCAGTTTGCGATTAGAAGTTGGTTTTTCAAAACATAAACATCTTAATATACGATTCTTAACAATTTTAGAACATATTACACATACTTCTATGTCAAAACCCGATAAGGTTATTCAAGAATTTGTTAATGACAAAAATGGAAGTGGTATAAAAATTTGGTATGTTTATGATGGTCCAAGTGGTTTTTCAGGATATGCTAACCAAGATAAACCAACTACTACTGCATTAGGTTATGCTACTGTTGCTTCCTTTAGTGGTCTTGTTTATAAAAATGAAATTTATGATGTTGCAACTGATAGTAAATGGAAAAAGATTGCAGGTGCATTAGGTGTTTTATACAGTGCTAGATATTTTCGCATTTTTGTTGAGTTGCCAGACGAAAGCAATGTACAACCAGATCAGTATCGTCAAAAAATATTAAAACCAAATGCTGAAAAAACTGAAATTCAAATGTTAGAATATGCACGTGAAATTCGTGAAAATATGCCTGAATGGTTTAAAGAAAAAATTAGAGAATATGCACCATCAAATGTCAGTAGTGAAGATATTACTAAACGTGCACAACAATTACTTGATGAACTTATGGTTACCGTAACAAGAGATAAAGGGCAAACAGGATTCTTGGCACCTAGTAAGAAAAAAGGTGCTGGCAATAGTTTCAACGCTGTAAAAAGTCCTAAAACAAAACAAATTCCATATGTGCCAGGCAGTAATTTTCAAATTGCCGCCACAGTGCCTGCAATTCAATTTATTAGAACAGAAGATGATTTAGAAAAAGCAAGTGCTACAAGTTTAGAACATCGTGCTGCAGAATATATTGAAGATCAGGCAATTTATGTAAATTGCATGTATGAAGTTGTAGATAAGGCAGTAGAAGAACTAGTTGCAGAATATCAAACCAGAGAAGAAGAAATATTTGAAAAAATAAAAGATGCAGCAAAAGAAATTGCATCTAATGAAATGGCATGGTTAGTTACTCGTGCGGTGGTTTACTCAATGGCAAAAAAGAAACGAATTGGGTATGATCAAGAAGAAATTGAAAAGGCATTGCACCCAGTTTCACTTACTACTCATGCGGATAGTTTAATTTATGATTTAACTGACTGCACAAAGCAACTTAAAGTAAAAGTTAAAGAAATTGAAGATGGTATTTTAATTTCTGATAATTTAGAAAAAGTCTTTGAATTTTAATTTAATAAGACCCCGTAAAGAAATTTACGGGGTTTTTTCTTGGGTAAATATTACCATGAAAAAAATTCTATTAAGCCCATGGACTGCACTCATAACATTGGCAATCGTAGTTGCCATAAAAGTTTCATCACCTACATTTGTTGAAAGCGTCAAGTTAAAATACTTTGACCAACTTATCACAAATAAAACACAAACTGAAAACCCAATTTATACAGTTAATATTGATGAAGCCGCACTTAACAAGTATGGACAATGGCCGTTTAATAGACAGATATATGCGGATATAATTAACGACATTTATGCACGTGGTGCAAGCATTGTTGTTTGGACAGTGTTAATGCCAGAAGCAGACCGCCAAGGTGGTGACGCTGCACTTGCTGAAACTCTTAAAAATCATCCAGTAATTTTAAGTAATATTCCAAGTAGCGTAGGCAAGAACACACCACGCCCAAATGGTGCCGCCATTGTCAACAGTAATTTTATTGATAGAATTTACAATTATCCTGGTGTTATTGCCAACATTCCAGATTTAGAAAATAGTGCAATTGGTGTTGGAACAACAAACGTATTTCCTGAAATAGATGGTGTTAATCGTCGTATTCCGCTGCTTGTTGGCAGTGGTGGTAAACTTTATCCTACAATCGGTCTTGAAACACTTCGTGTTCTTTATAATGAAAAGAATATGAAAGTTAAGTTAAATGAACTTGGAATTGATAAACTTGGTATTGGTAAAAATATATTCACAACTGATAGTTTAGGTCGTGTATGGATTGATTTAAGTCAACAACACAAACAAGTAAGCGTTACAAATATGCCAGAAAAGTTTGATGGCGCAATTGTTATTGTTGGTGTTAGTGCTGCTGGTATTGCAAACCCTGTTCCTACTGCTGTTGGTGCAGTATATCCACAAGATATACAAGCAAAGATTATTGCTACGTTGGCAAATAAGGTTAACATTGAACGTCCAAGTTATGCAGAAGGTGCAGAACTTATTGCACTCGTAATTGGTGGACTGTTATTATTATTCTTGACGAGGTGGGTATATGTTGGGCTTGGTTCGGTTATTGTATTGGTCGGCGGCAGTATTGCTTTTTCTTTCTATCAGTTTAATCACGCTTTACAGTTATGGGACGCAACCGCTCCTGTTGCTGGAATCATCTTGGTCGCTTTGCATGCCTACGGTGTTAAGTTCGTCAGTGAGTTCTTACAAAAGCAACAAATAAAGAAACAATTTGGAACTTATCTTTCACCTGCAATGGTTGAAAAACTTCAAAAGAATCCAGAACTATTAGCATTGGGAGGAGAGTCACGTGAGTTATCAATTATATTTACCGATGTTAGGGGTTTTACTAGCATTTCTGAGCATTACGGTAGTGACGTTCAAGGTCTTACCAAAATAATGAACCGCTATATGACAGCGATGACTGCTAAGATATTAGAGAATGAAGGCACACTTGACAAATATATCGGTGATGCACAAATGGCATTTTGGAACGCACCACTTGATGATGCAGATCATGCCAAGAACGCTGTAAAGACAGCACTACAAATGTTAGGAAGTTTAAATGCGTTTAATGAAGAAGTTGCCAAAGAGGGAGTCCCACCTTTTGGAATGGGACTTGGTATCAACACTGCTACTGTCGTCGTTGGTAACATGGGTAGTAGCCAGCGATTTGATTATACTTGTCTTGGTGATGGCGTTAATCTTGCTTCACGTTTAGAAGGGCAAAGTAAACCATATCATGTTGCTATGGTTATTGGACCAAAGACAAATGAATATGTAAAAGATGATTACTTTACACTTGAATTAGACTGCATTGCGGTTAAAGGTAAAAAAGAAGGTGTTGATATCTTTACAGTATTAGAACAACGCAGTGATAGAATTGCATATCTTGCTGCTAAAACTAATCATAAACACATGATGGATGACTATCGTGCTCAAAGATTTACAAGTGCAATAGAAATTTGTAAAAAAATTAAAGGTCAATTTGACGGGCAAATGGATGGATATTATGATATGTGGATTGAACGTTGTGAAGAAATGGCTGCAAACCCACCAGGCGCTGGTTGGGATACTGTTTACAGAACCAGCACCAAGTAATTACTTACTACTACCGTAGAAGTAACCAATTATAGTTGCTACTGCTGTTCCAAGCAAGAATCCAAGAATAATATCTGCAAAGTGCTGACCATTATCAGTAATTGGAACAAGAGTAACTGTAAAGAAGTATGCCGCACTGGTTACAGCCCAAAACCAAGCATACCAATATAAGAAGTGACTTGCTGTTTTATCACCACTTTTAAGTAGTTCTACTTCACGATTACGTGCTTCTGTTAAATCTTGTTTTTGTATTGCATCTATAGCCATTATTTTTTATCCTTTTGTTGATTTGCTTCACTTAACTTGTCAGCAGCTTCTTTAAGAGTTTTTTCTGCTTCCAACTCTACTTGTTGTGCAGCTACTGCGGCTTTTGCATCATCAAGATGACGTTGACTTTCAATCTCTTTGCCACGTAACATGAGGACAATATTAAGTTTTTGATTTAGGCGTATTAAGTCATTGTCAAGCATACGGATACGATCTATAAGTGCAATAAGAACTGTGTTTGCTTCACTTAATACAGGTTTAACTTCTGTGGTTGCCCATTTCCATACGAAGTAGATCATATAACCTACTCCACCTGCTGCTACAATAGGAAACCCATATTTGTTGATGTTTGCTACTAAATCCATTTCCATTCTTACCTTACCCAATACCAGATGACACCTGGACTTCCACAGTCTTGGAGATTGCTTAACCAAGGTGCTGGATCAAACCCACCATTGGGATTGCTGATTATTGTGCCCCACCATCCGCCACGGAATCCATCTGTAGTTAGCCAACCATAGTTAATACCAATACCTACCCAAGGCATACGTGCTTCCATGGCTTCTGACGTATAGTTCCATGTGTTACCATTGTAGCCCCAACGTGCCAATTCTGTAATGTTCTTACGCCAACCTGCTGTTCCTAAATCTGGATCGCCCAAACTACCTTCTTCAAGAGTTTGCACAAATGAATATGATTCGTTAGCAGTCCATGCACCACCAGCTGATCCATGTTCACGAGCACAAATCATAAAATCAAATCCTGACTCTGCACGTTTGATCTTGTCTGCCCAAGATAGAATACTGTAATTCTGTTCACTAGATCTATTTTCATAGGTGGCTAGTTGAGTAGGACAAGTAGTAGCGTTGCGACTAAACACTTGTTCTTCTGTCCAATTACAATAAGTATTTTGAACAACCAATGTCCAACCACCACCTAATGTAGTCATATCGCAATAGACTTGTACTGGGTTGCCGTTGTTAAAGTTATCATTACGAATCCAGTATACACCATCTTCGCTGTCTGGATAGTCTTGTTTTATTTGCCAAGCACTGGTGCTATATTCTTCTCTAGTCTTGCCATTAGGTACACCAAGTGCTAGATTACGTGCTATAAGTTCAGCACGTTCACGTGCTAATATAGCCACTTCATCTGTGCGTAGTGCTGCAATCAACGCCGAACGTTCACTTATATTCAGTGTTTCATAATAGTTTAATATAGTTTCCTGATTCACAATTTCTTCCTCTATATTCTGATAGTCACCATGAGGAACGGCTTGAAACACTGAACCATCTTGACTCGGTACCCACTTGATATCTTTAGTAAACTCTGTTCCGTTCCATACATAAAAGGGCATATCAAATCCTTATCCATTTTCATTTTTATACTTTTCGTTTAAAATTATATATTCTTCTGCTGCCCGTTTTGTTCTTAATCTTGCTACTAATCTACCACCACAATAAACAGAAAAATACCTATTACCGTTGAAACCACGGTATTCTTGAATCAGGTAAGGATACTGTTTATTTTCCACTTCATTATTCTACCACCAAATACTTAACAAATAGTTAATTATTTCTTTTTACAAGTTTTTGGAGTTTTCTTTGGATCACACGCTTCAACTTTAGGTTTCTTTGGTGCTTTCTTATGAACTTTTGACTTGCAAAGTTCTGGATGATTTACAGGATCACACTTTGAAAATTCTGTCTTTGGCTTATATGGTTCTTTTGCTTTTGCTTTTGGTTTTTCTGCAGCAAATGCACTTGTGCTAAATGCTAACATTGTTGCTACTAAAATAATCTTCTTCATTTTTTTCTCCGAAACTTTAATAAATTATATTATTACTTGAGTCATCAACAGGTAATTCGTGTTGTAGATCATCAAAAGGTATATGATCAATACCAATACAAGCACATCTTGGTTCTAGTTCTGGTACCCATCCACCCTCTTCAATACCTTTCCACTCTCTAGGATCAGTAGTAATTACTACCACTTCATCATTATCATCAATAATTACACCATCACCTGGTTCATCTATAGGAAACTCATCAATGGCTTCTAATTTATTAATTGGTTTACCAATAATTTTACCAGTTAGTTTACCTTTTGCTACTTTATCAATATTTGGCTTGTGTTCTTTTACTTTATTATGGTCTGATAAAACAGCAACACTTTCAAATGCTATATTATTTGCTCCTGATGGTGTTAAATTATAAACATTATGTGGTGATAAATTCATTATATTATTACCTGCAAATGCAGAAGTAGAAAATAGTGTTAGAAGTAATATAGTTGTCTTTTTCATTAATCTCTCCTTGCATCATTTTTACCGTCTGCACGTGCAATACGGTCAAGATCGGGACGAACACCAAGAGCATTACTCATAAGTGTATCAATTCTTATAACATCGTGGTTCATTGTTTTTACACGATTATCAAGTGCCATAATGATACCCTTGATACCATTAACACTGCCAGTAACACCAGCTAATATAAATTTTAAGGTTAAAAAAACAAAATAACCGCCTGCACAGGCGGCTGCAATAGGAAATCCAACTTCACCAACTAATTTGAAAAAATCCATTTCATTGACCTATCATTCTTATAATTGATTCTAATAATATCACACCAACAAGTGAGCCAAGAACTACTCCTGACCAAGTATAAACACAACTAAAATAATTTGGCATATACTTTCTAATAAGTTGCCACTCTTGCGTGGTCATGTTGGCTCCAAGAATACCTGTATATATTTACCAAAAATATGTAAAAAATAGCTTGACAAATACCTGAACTATGGTATATTTGGACTATGAAACATCGTGACATTATGATTGATATTGAAACACTTGGTAATACTCCAAAAGCCACGGTGTTAACCATTGCTGGCGTAACTTTTGACCGCTATGCTGATTACAGAACTATTGCTGACCCAAGAGATTTAGACTATTTTTATTGTCGTGTTGAAGTAGATAATCAAAATCGTGAAATAAACGATGATACAGTTCAATGGTGGGCTGAACAAGCAAAAGAAACCCGTGATGAAGCATTTCATCCTGATGATAGATTGCCACTTCGTGATGCAATGATTGCATTGAATAGTTGGGCAAGTGGAACAGACCGTTATTGGGCAAATGGTGCTGGCTTTGATTATGTAATTTTAGAAGATTGTAATCGTGAACTTGGATTACAAAGTCCATGGAAGTTCTGGCAAGTTTTAGATGCAAGAACCATTTATAAGATGGTTCCAGAACATTTTATACCTGGTAATAGTAAACATCATGCGCTTTGGGATTGTCTTAATCAAATCCAAAGATTGACTGAATGTTTTGAAAAATTAGGAAGATATCCTAATAAATAATTTCTTAAATTGTCTTTATAGGAGAAAAGAATGAACAAGACATGGGGTTATCATTTGTTGCTTGACTGCACTGCGGGTGACAAAGAACTTATTGGTTCAAAAGAAAACATCTACAATTTCATCAAGGAATTGGTTATAGCAATTGATATGGTTGCATTTGGTGAACCATGGATTGAACGTTTTGCTACTCATTCAGCAGATAAAGCTGGTATTTCATTTTGCCAGATGATTGAGACATCAAACATCACTGGACATTTCTGTGATAATGATGGTAACTTCTATATTGATGTATTTTCATGCAAGCCATTTGTTAATGAAACAGTAATTGAAACTGTTGACAAATACTTTAAACCACAAAAGGTTCGTATGCATTACATCAGTCGTGATGCTTAACCTTTACCAATTTTAAAAACAAATTTACCCTTGATGCCGGTACTCATATAAGTTTTACCGGCCTCAAGTTTAATTGAACCTTCAAATTTTGGTGGATATACACTTCTAAATCCTGTAATTTGAACATCATTGCCAGATGCTTTAGCATCAGTATAAACTTGTATGATACTTGCTTGATTTAAGAAAGCACGACACGCTTCTTCAAATCTTTTATCTTTATTAATTTCTTCTGCAACTTTTTTTGCGCAATTTGCTAATAATACATATCCAATATTGAAACCAGGTGTATCGCTTTCACTTTTATAAGCAATAAACAATCTTTGAGCATTTTCACTCATTTCTTCTGGTTTATTTGTTTTATTATCAATATGATGTAATATTTCATCTTTTAAATATTTGTCAATGATGCCTAATTGTTCACCAAGAACAAGCGGACCTAATTTTTGACCGTTATCTGCAATAATTCTAACAACGTCTACTGCATACTTGTATTTTTTTGCAAGAGAAACATTTTCTTGTTTGTTCATTGCATTCCATATATTAATAATACTTGCATCTGCACCTTTATTACCTTTAGTGCTTATTCCTAAAATTTCACCACTTGGAGCAATAAATTCACTATCAACAAGATTATTATTTTTATTTTGTGGAAATCTTATAGCACAACTACTATATTCTGTTTTTAAAATATCTTTTTTAGCATTAATTGCATTTGTATCATTGATAACTTCACTAATGAGGGCAAGGGGTGTTATAATTTCACCAAGATGATCACGAACACTAGTTAGTTTATCACCTAATCCTTTAAATACAACAACTTTTGAACCTGCACTAACCATCTGCAATCCTTCCATAATTTCAGGACTTGCACCATTATTTGAAATAGTTTGTAGCAGTTCTTCGGAACTATTAAATGTTTTTTCAGTTTTAATCAAATCTTGTGGGGTCATACCACTTTTTGCTTTTGTAGCAGTTTTACTACTCCATACCCAACCTTGTGGTAATTGATCATTTTTCCAAGTAGAATCTACATTTGCTGGCACAACGTTATACCATCTACCCCATAGCATTTTACTGCCATCATCACTATCCATATAAACTATAGCAAAAGCATTGGTATTTTGTTTTTCAGCATTAACCCAACTAATTTTTGAACCTTCTCTTGCTTCAATACGATTTATTTCTATTAAAGCAGTAGGATGATCTTTATAAGCATCATTTGTTTTAGTATTTGGAAACATTTCAGCATGATTAAACGTTGCTGTTTGACCATTGTCATTTATATACAGATCGCCCTTTTTACGACCAAACATGCCTCTAGACTCTGAAATAAACTGCGAGGCTCTCATTTAAGTTCTTCCCAATTTGGATCAGCACGTAGAGTTGCGAGAAGTTTATCTGCATCTGCACGTGGAAGTTTTTTAAGAATGCTTTCTACACTACCCAAGTCAGCGGCAGTTGCGGAATTGCCAAGTAATACTTTAGCAACTGTTTCAATATCATTACTTACAAGTTCACCTTTTTTACCATCTGGTGTGCGTTTAAACAACCCTTGCCATGGGCTAAACATATAACCTTTGGCCTTAGCGATTGCTCCCATGGTCAGAACTTTGTTCTTACCTTTGAATGGGCTATTTTGTGGAATATTATGAGTATGAAACTTGGCAATTGCATCTGCTTGTGGTGTTACCATAATATCAGCTTGCACACCCATATTGGCTACAGGAACCAACACATGCACAATTATTCCACTTTGTGCAGTTTGAAATCCAAGATTCTTAAGATATTCTGCTAATTTCTTACGTGCTTCCTTGGCATCATTGGTTTTAAAGAAAGCCTTAACAGCATCTTCATCTGTCATAACATCAAAATCGTTACTGATTTTACCCTTGACAGGATTTGCACCACTACCAACTGGCGTAACTTTAAGTCTTGCACCACTTAGCGCATCATTAATTATCTTTAATACTTGTGGAACAACAGCCTGATCATAGGATGTTGTTCCCTTAAACATATTTCCACCTTCGAGAATTATTGGTTTGAATTGTGTAAAACGCATACAGATATTTATGGAATATTATTAAGCGTTAACTTTTGCAGCAATTGGTTTTACAAACTTACCAGTTGCACTACCGCCATATGATGTAATTTTCTTTTCATCATCTTTTGGTTTTTCAAGTTCTTTTGGTTTTTGTGGTTCTTTTTTTTCTTTATCTACCCTGTCTTGAGTTGCGTTTCTCTGGTCAAGTTGTTGAGGGGATAAATCAGGAAGTTTTTTATCAAGATAGTTTTTACCTGTAAATCTTGCTACTTGTCCTGCATTATTTGCAAATCGTTTTACTGACTGTCCAAGTGCCGTTGCCCAATTTGGTGGTAGCGGTTTTAAATTTGCGATAGGTTCAAAATAACGTGTGCCACCAATATTCATATAAGCCTCATTTGATAATTGCATAAACGCTTCTTCAAATGGTTCATTCTTCATCATTTGACCAAAAAAACTGTCTACATTGGTGCCATGTGATGCCAGTATGTTTTCTAATTTTCTTACTTCAAGTGGTCTTCCAAGTAGGTATTCAAATACCTTGTAATATTCATTAGTAGTTTTGCTGCTCATAGTTGCTATTTTTTTTAATGCATTTACTGCATCACGTTCAGTTGCAAAACCTTGTTCTTTATAAAGAGGTCTTACCAATCTATGTAAAGCATCATATTCTGAGTTAGTAAAAGCACTTATAGCGTGTTCTCCGTGTACTCCCACCCTGCCATATTCACTGCCTACGGTGTCTAGTACAATTGGATGTACATTTTTAAAAAGATCGTCTAATATTTCAATTTGTGATTTAGGAACTGCCTTTAATATTTTTGCAACAGCATTTTGTGGCATTGCAGTAGATGCAGCAATGCTTGCTAATCCTTTAAGAAATCCACGACGACTTACATCAGTTGGTGCTTCAACAATAATTTCACTAATTCGCATGTAGATATTTATTGTATCTGGATACTTGGAAAGTATCTTACAAATACATCACCACTATTATTACGAACCTTTTTAAGACGATCTACAATTTCATCAAAAAAGTTCCATGCAAGCGGCACAAAACAAATGTCTACACCAACATACTTCTGTAAGTGTTCAATAGGAACAACAGGAATACTCATACCAGGTGTATATTTGTGTTGCTTTAATGGATTATCATCTATAATAAAATCAAGTGATATATTACCAAAGTTCAATAGCGTATTACCTTTGGCTGGCGCACCATAACCTACAATCACACGATTGTGTGCTTTGCGCTGTGCATCTAACACAATGCTTAAATCATTAACTGTACGTTTAGCACCATCTGCCCAATTCTGATAGGTTTTGTAATTATATAATCCTTGGATACGTTCCCAATCCATATAACCCTTGACACGTGCAGGACATTCATCATCTATGCTGAACACAAAGATATTACTACCACCGTGAATTGTACCCTTTACTACATCAATAAGGTGTAGTCCAACATGGTTAGCAAGGGTATTAAGGCTACTAATGCTAAAGAAATTTCTATGTTCATGATAGATTGTATCAAATTCATTATTTTGAATCATATCACTTTGACTATTCTGTATGAACAACAGTGTGTTAGGGTTCATCACAGATTTGCAAAGTTCAAGGAATTGTTGTGGATTGTCTTGATGCGCAAAAACATTTTGTGCGTATATAATATCTACTGGACGCTTGAGTTTATCCAAAGCATGTTGAGATAAAAAGTCACAAATAATGTTATGATTTTTGCTGCTGATTGGATAAATGTTTTCCGCAGGATCAATGCCCCACGTTTCTAATCCATATTTCTTAAAATAGTTTAACTGTGTGCCATCATTACAGCCAATTTCAAGCACACGCTTTGGCGGAACATCTTGAAAATATTCCATAACAAATGCAGCAAACCACTTAAAATATTCTTGCATAGTAAGTGATGTTCCACTTACATATACATAATCTTTAAAAATTATATTAGCATCAACTGCATGGGTTAATTGCAGATGATGGCAATGTGGACAGTAATTTACAGCAAGTGGATATGTTTCTTCACGTTCTATTGCTGTTGCCTTGAAACTATTGGCAAGAGGTTGAGAACCTAAATCTAATGTAAGTTTGAGGTCATTACTATCACAGCAAAGACATTTACGAAGTGGTTTGCAATTATTCATAAAGGTAATTATATAATATTGTAACTGTAAATAAAAGTTTTAATTTTTTTATTTTTACATCCAAGACCAATTATGTTTATTTAAATCATTATTCCCATTATTATCATTTATAAGTTCTTTTAAAAAAATTGCCAAATTATGATTGTCTATTGGTGAGAGATGATTTGCACTTCCATTTATGTCGTGATCACCATGATAATTTGTGATATGTTTATTATCAATAGACATTGTGCTTACATAAGATAAGTAACCATTTACAATTATATTATTTGCTTTTTTTTCATGAACATACGAACTTTCAAAGGCATTAATCCAAATAATTTTTTGATTTTTTAATTGTAAATTTTCAATACTTCTAAACGCATTATAGCTTGTCCATTTTACAAAATCTAAATCATAATAGTAATAGTAATAATATTCTAAGGCTTTTTCATAATTTTTAAATTTGATTCTATCAAAATTTATTTTTTTCCAATCAAGAGTGGCGCACATATGAGGATGTTTGTTTACTATTGGAATTCTGCTTTCTGCAGTCTTTATTACGATCACATAATCATATTCATCAGAATTAAATTTTAAAAATTGATTATAAATTAAATAATTGCTACATCCACGTATTCCTACTGATTTTACATTAACATTTAGCAATTCAGCTAAAATGTTAGTCCAAGAATATTTTTTATCATAATTTGCGCAAAAACTATCACCACAAACTAATATATTTTTCATCATAACCCAATCATTTTTGAATTATACTTGAAATTACCACGAAACTCATTACGTAGCCAGTCTTCAAGGATTTCAAAACGTAGGGCGGCATCACCGTCACCTTCGCTTTCAAGATCAGTCCTTGCACGTTTACAAAACTCTACGAGGTCAGTATAACGGATTTTATCACTGTCCACAAGGGCAGCTTTATGGGTTTTACCAGCACGTTGATTCATATGGTTCTCCTATATACCTGTAAAATAACACATTTTTAGGCTTTGTCAAGTGAAAAATAACCCTTGACAATCACTATTTTTGTGTTATATTGGGTTAGATGGAGGCAATTATGAACAAAGTTATCGTTTTTGACATTGATGGCACTATGGCTAACGTTGACCATCGTCGTCAGTATGTTGCAAGTAAGCCTAAAAATTGGGCAGCTTGGAACGCTGGCATGGCTAACGATACAGTCCATGCTGATATTAAGTTTATCTGGGATGCACTGACATTTTTGAATGTGAACCACCCTAAGTATGAAGATAAAATTATTCGTTTATTTTGTAGTGGACGTGGTGAAGAAAATCGTGAAGTTACTGAAAAGTGGTTGCGTGATAACGATTTCTATTGGGACAAACTGTATATGCGAGCAGAGAAAGACTATCGCAAGGATAGCATCGTCAAGGTAGAATTGCTTGAACAAATCCGCAAGGATTATGGCGAGCCTTATCTATGGTTTGATGATCGTCAGCAGGTTGTTGATGCAATCCGTGCGTGTGGTGTTCGTGTGTTACAAGTAGCAGAAGGAAATTTCATATGAACTTTTGGACAAGTGTGTTGGCAGTTTTTATTGCAGATGGTATTCTTACTGCATTAAAATATAATACGGTTGAAGCGTTCTTTATTCTTGGAATTACTTCTTTTATCTATTTGATTGTAACAGCAATTATAGATAAGTGGAATACAATATGACTAAATCTATTATACATGTAAATCAACATGTGATTAAACGCAATAGTAAAACTGGTGAGCGTGAGCCTACTCTTACGGTCAAACAAGGTCGTAAGAATACTTACGCTCACGAGGTTGCTATTCATGGACCAAGCAAGGTTGTTTACAGTCCAGATAAACCATTAAGTTGTGGTGCAAAGGTTTGGATTGAAACTGAAAGTGAAGTAGAATTTATTGGTGAAATCAAGGTGTTAAAATGACCACGCTTTATATGTTAGTTGGTGTACCAGGTTCTGGTAAGTCAACATGGATAAAGAACCAAGACTTTGATGATGTAATTATTGCATCAAGCGATGATTATATTGACCGTGTTGCAGCACAAAGCAACAAGACCTATAACGAGATTTTCAGCCGTGCTATTGGCTATGCACAAAAGTTTGTGGATGGTCAAGTGCAAAGTGCTATCAACTTGGACAAGACCCTTATATGGGATCAAACCAACACGACTGCCAAAGGTCGTAAGGTTAAACTTGGTCGTATTCCAAAAGAATGGCGTAAGATTTGTGTATTCTTTGCAACTCCTGAACCAGAGGAATTGCAACGCCGTCTTGATAGTCGTGTAGGCAAGAGCATTCCAAAGGATGTTATGAAGTCTATGATTGACAACTTGGAAGTTCCTGATTTGAAAGAAGGTTGGGATGAGATAATTTGGGCTTGACAAAGCCCAAATTTATGTTTATATTTTGTTAGTGTCTGGGGAGTTCACTATGCAACTTACTATTACTGGTAAATGTAAAAATGTTAACCGTGATATTATTAAGAGGGCAGTGGCGTTCTACGCCGATTATCTTAATATAACAAAAAATAAAGTTGACCTATGGCTTGACTTTGAACGCAATCTACAGAAAAAACATGGTGACGAAGCATATTGTGTCAACGAGGGTGGTGGAAAATATACTATTACTGTTGACTCCTCATTTAGCAAACGTAAAATTTTGATTGCTCTTGCACATGAAATGGTTCATGTTAAGCAATATGTTAAGCGTGAATTGTCATATAACGAAAGAAAAAAAGTAAGTCGGTATAAGGGGCAAGTTTATAAAGAAGCAAATATGAATTATTGGGACATGCCTTGGGAAATTGAAGCATTTGGTCGTGAACTTGGATTATATAGAATGTTCATAGAAAATAAAAATATAGTTGACAAAACGGTCAAAAAAAGTTAATATATAGTTAATGGACAGTAAAGCCAGCCGCTATATAAATACATATGGAGAGTTTCATATGTATATTGTATATAAAATAACTAATACTATTAATGAAAAATATTATATTGGGGTTCATAAAACTGAAAATGTAAATGATTCATATATGGGAAGTGGCATTGCTATTAAAAATGCAATTAAAAATTATGGTAAGGAAAATTTTAAAAAAGAAATTCTTTTCACTACTGAAAATAAAAATGAAGCGTTCAATAAAGAAAAAGAATTAACACTTGACTTTTATAATAGAAACAACTATAATATGAAACTTGGTGGTGTTGGTGGTTTTACAAAAGAAAATGCAAAAAAAGGTTACGATGCAGCAAATTGGTCTAAAGAATTATTGGCAGAAAATGGAAGGCAAAATGTCAAAAAATTCACAACAGAACAACTTAAGGAAAATGGTCGTAAAGGTGGAATTGCATTGAAGGGTAAACCAAAAAGTGAAGAACATAAAAAGGCATTAAGGGAATCTTGGTTAAAAAAACATGGGCGTGTCGTATAATGGTTAGTACCTGCTCCTCATAAGAGCACTAGTGTCCGTTCGAGTCGGGCCACGCCTACCATAAATTAAGGAAGTATTATGATAGATTGTTTGATTATAGGTGACAGTATTGCAAAGGGTCTTGGTGATGTTCGTCGTGACTGCATGACTATTGCTAAAGTTGGTATCAATTCACAAGATTTTCTTGGGACATACAGCACAAAACTTCCGACAAGTAATATTGTTATTATAAGTTTAAGCACCAATGATTCTAAAGATATGCACACACATGAAAATCTTTGGTTGATCCGTCAACGTATCGACGCACAATATGTTATTTGGATACTACCTAATGATACTCGTGCTGAAACCATAGAATATATTGAAGCACTTGCCAGAGATTTTAATGATGGCACAATTAAACTACATAAAGATTGGTTGAGTAAAGATAAAATCCATCCTACTGCAAAAGGTTATAAAGAATTAGGTAAAGCCACTATGGATGTGGTAGATTAAGTTAATGCCCACGTATTCCAACAGGTAGAGAAAGGCGACTTAAAATCGCCACAGTGTCGGTTCAAATCCGACCGTGGGCACCAATTAAAAAGTTTTAAAATGACAGAAGTAAAAGTTCACATTCCACATCAACATGTTTTAGCTAAAGATTATTGGATTGATGAAATGATACGATTTTGTCTTGAAAATAATTATGTTTTTAAGTATCCAGAACTTTCATATTTTGAAGATGGAACGCTTGTAGGAAAATTTCAAGTCGTTTTTGAATTTGATAAAGCAGAAGATGCAACTCACTTTACCCTACGTTGGGTAGATAGTGATTGGGGTATGATGTGGCATCCAGTTTAGTCTGTGATATGACCTAAATTAGTAGGAATACTTGGATCATCTTCACCACTGCGTAGCACACGATTACTTAATAATTCTACCCAAAGTTTACTATCACTACCATTAAGTTTCCAAAAATTAAAAGTAATATTACTTTGAATTGGACGAACAAACATTGTATTTTCTTTTGGAACTAACATAAGTTGTGCTGTTGTTCGCATCATTTTCTTTTCATCTGTAAGACGTAGTGCATTTAATTGCCAGTTATCAACATATTTTTTAGTTAACCAATCAATAAGTTGTGCAGGTGTTTCAGCATTTTTTGCAATATGTTCTGCAATGATTAAACGACTGCGACTGCTTATAGCACTGGCAGTTTCACTGTCATCACTGCTATATTGATATCCTGCCCACTTTAACCATACGCCGTGATTAGTTCTTGCAACAGTTTCGTCATGTGGTATTTCTTCTATCTTATATTTGTAATCTTTATCTTCATATCCACCAGGTGCCCATGCACCTTCAAGTAGATAACAAGTTTCACGATCAAATATAATTGTGCATCCTGGTAGCTTTTGTTTAATTAAACTCATTGCTACTGCTTTAATATCAGTTAGTCGCAATGCCTTTTGAATCTTTACGCCATCTTTGCTTGGTGTCTTGGTGCGAACAGTGATTTCTTTTTCATCATCTAGCACCATAAGGCTTGCAGATAACACACAAACTCCGCTGTCATTCATGCCTTCACAGTATTGTGTAATATCATCCCAAAAATATAATACTTCTGTATTTTTATTTTTCTTTTTACGAAAACTTAAATCAGGAACATAGTTGCGATCACGATTTTTTACACCAACCCAACCTACATTATCAAAATATTTTGCAACTATAACACACATAATGATATTTATATGAAGGTTGGTGAATGGTAAATACTGATAACAATCAAAAAGGAAATATAAAATGGCAACTTTTGAACAACTACAAGAAATTTTTCCACAAGCAAAAGGTGAGAATTTAGAGAAATATTGTGATGCACTTAATGAAGCAATGCATGAATTTGAAATTAATACACCCGCTCGTTGTGCTATGTTTCTTGCACAGTGTGCACATGAAAGTGGTATGTTCAGTGCTGTAAGTGAAAATTTAAACTACAAAGCAGAAACACTTACAAAGATATTTCCAAAATATTTCCGTGATGTAGATCCAAATGATTTTGCAAAGCAACCAGAAAAGATTGCTAATCGTGTTTATGCTTCACGTATGGGTAATGGTGATGAACACAGCGGCGATGGTTTCCGTTTTCGTGGTCGTGGTTTAATTCAGTTAACTGGTAAGAATAACTACACTGCATGTGGTGAAGCATTAGGCATGGACCTTGTAGAAAACAGTGATTATCTTGCTACACCAGAAGGTGCAGCACGTAGTGCTGGTTGGTTCTTTCAACAAAATGGTTGCAATGAAGTAGCTGATACTGGTGACATTGTAAAGTGCACAAAGATTATTAATGGTGGAACCATTGGTCTTGAAGAACGTACACATCTTTGGGAAAAAGCACGTTCAGTATTAGGTGACTAATGCCAACCCTTATTGCAGGCGGTGATAGTTTCACTTGGGGAAGTGAACTAGGTGATGATAAATTTAGTAGCACAGAACACACTCCAAGTCAACAAACTTGGAGTGCTCTTTTAGCAAGGCAGTATAATATGGAATATATTTGTGTTGCTAAACCAGGTGGTGCAAATAATACTATTAGCCGCCGTATTATAAAAGCAATTAATGATAATAAAGATAAAGAATTATGTGTTGCGGTTATGTGGACATACACTCATCGCAGTGAAATACGAATTCGCAACATGCACCCATACAATACTATAGTTAAAAATCCAATTGTTGCAGCACGTTTTGATATTGACGATTATTGGATAAATTTTAACGCATGGCATGGTTTATCTTTTGATGAAAAGATGGAATTTTTCCCAAACGGATTAGATGAAAAACAAAGAAAATTTTTTCTTGAACAACATAATAAATTAAATGAAATTGGAATTGTACATGCAAGTGACAGTTTTTATAAAGTAACTGGTGATTACAGCTATCATAATTATAATTCATTAAAAGAAATGATGTTTCTAGAAATGTTTTGTAAACAAAGAAACATACCGTATTTCTTTTGCAGTGCTAGTGACGAACTTTTTAAACCACAGCCAAATGATATTATCAATAGTGGATTATATGATCTAGACTGGACTCATTGGTATCGTGATGCAGCATTTAACGAATGGGCAAAAGATTATCCAAAATGTGGTAATCATCCTGGTCACAATGCACATATTGATTGGTTACAACTTATATTACCAAAGATTGTTGAATGTTTTCAAAATTAATATGTAGTGGTTGTAGTTTTACCAGTGGATATGGATTAAAGAACGCAATTAATTCTTGGCCGTATTTGCTGGCTGAAAAATTAAACTTAAGTGTCATTAATCTTGCACGAGAGGGCATGGGTAATGAACATATTATACAAAGTATAATTGAAAAAGATTTACATAATAGCTTTGTTGTCTGCGGATTTACACAGCCAAGTCGTGTAGAATTTAAAGATAATAAAACTGGTAAAAAATTTACAACCATTCCAAATCGCCGTGGTTTAACAGAGTTTGAAAATATATTCTGGCATGATTATTATGATGAATTATATTATTATGAAAAGTTCATAAATCAAGTAAAACTTTTTTCTGCATATCTTAATCACAATAAAGTTCCTTATGTATTCTTTGATGTAATGCCTATTAACCATTACTGTCAAAATATTGACAACAATTATATTTGGTTTAATAGTGAAAACATGTGTAGCATAACATATCCACATAAACTGCCTGATGGTCATCCTGATGAAATTGCACATGAAATAATGGCAGAAAAATTATTTAAAATAATAGTTGACAAAATTGGATAATATGATATATATAAACTATTGGGGCGATTAGTTTAATGGTAAAACTCCGCTTTTACACGGCGGCTACGGCAGTTCGATTCTGTCATCGCCTACCAATTTAGAGGTTAAAAGCACCTTTTTAATTATTTTGTATAAATAATTATATGACAGATTTATGTGATTATGGTTGCGGAACAGAAGCAAAATACAAATTAAAAAATGGAAAAAATTGTTGTTGTAAATCTACAAGTTCCTGTAATGGAATGAAAGAAATAAATCGTTCAAAAATAAAAAATTTAAGAAAAGATTTAGGCAATAATTATTGGAAAAATGGACATCCTAAAGGTTCATCGAATGGAACAAGTCTTAAAGGAAAAACATACGATGAAATATTTGGACCGCAAGGTGCTATAATTCAAAAAGAAAAATTACGTAATGCAAATTTAGGAAAAACAAATTGGCATACTTTTAGCGAAGAAAAAAAACAAAAATTTAGAGACAGGCATAGAGAAATTATTTTATCAAGATATGAAACTGGATGGATGCCAAAAGCGGGTAGATGCAAAAAAATAAAATACATTAGTCCTATTGCTGGTGAAGTTTTGTTAGATGGAACTTGGGAACTTAAAGCTGCACAATATATGGATTCCCAAAATTGGAATTGGAAAAGAAACACTGAAAGATTTGCTTATGTAAATTTATCTGGTAAAATAAGTCACTATACTCCAGACTTTTATGTTGAAGAATTGGGTGGGTATTTAGAAGTTAAGGGTTATGAAACAGATTTAGACCGTTGTAAATGGCAACAGTTTAAAAATAAGTTGACAGTATGGAAAAAGGATGATATAAGTAAAATAATGGAGCGTGGGCAGGCCGGTAATGCAGCACACTGCTAATGTGTACAACCGAAAGGTTGAATAGGTTCGATTCCTATACGCTCCGCCATTATTTTTTTTATTATGATTTACATATTAGTTGCACTTGAACCAGAATTTCCAATTAAGTTTGATTCACTTGGTATAAGCATAGTTTATACTGGTGTTGGAAAAATAAATGCAACTATTGCCGCAACGAAGATTTGTGCATTAGATCCTAATTGTTCTAAAATTATAAACTATGGAACAGCGGGTGCACTTAATAAAGATATTATTGGACGGTTAATCAATATTGGAACTGTTTATCAACGTGATATGGATACAAGACCACTTACACAGTTAGGTTATACACCATTTGAAGATGATGGTGGTCCTATTGTTCTGAATGATAGTGTGTTCACATTGAGCACTGGTGATAACTTTGTAAAATCTAAACCTGAATTATTAACTGACGCTGTTGATATGGAAGCATATGCTATTGCAAAAGTATGTAAAAGATTTAATAAACAATTTGAATGCTACAAATACATGACTGATTTTGCAGATGAAGATGCAAGTGCACACTGGAAAGAAAATATGCACAAGGGTGCGGAAAAATTTTTAGAAATATTAGTATGAAAATTTTATTTCTTGTTGAAGATATAGAAAAAATTTCACAATTACTTCGTCAAGATACAAATCTAAAAGTTATTGATGAGTTTGAAGTATCACAAGACACACCCTACAAAGGTGGAGTAATTCAAGTAGGTTATAGTGAATACATTACTAACCGTGTGGCAACTTTTAGTAAAATATATAAGGCTAGTAAAACTTTATGTTTAGTAATTGATCAAAGACATAATAATGCAGTTGACAAAATAACACATGATGTTAGTATAAGAATATGTAAAACAATTATACCAAAAAGATTATCAAATAGCTTTATACAAAAAGTAGATAAAATATATTTGGAAGATGAATTTAATTTAGATGGTCTCATAGCTTAACTGGACAAAGCGGCCGCCTTCTAAGCGGCAGAGTCGTGGTTCGAGTCCACGTGAGATCGCCATTAACAGGTGATTTATGAAAATATTAGATACAGTAAAAAAATGCTCTGATTTTTTTAATATTGATTGTGAAATAAAAGAAATATCTTTTTTAGATTGGCGTAAAATACCAAGACAAAAAATGCGTGGTGTTTATATTATTGTTCATAATAATACTGATATTGTCTATATAGGCAAAGGTAATATTAGAACCCGTCAAGATATGCACTATCAAAAAACTATTGGTAATAAAAATATCTACATGCCAGAAGGTTGGAAAACTTTATTGGAAAATTCTAATTATCCTACTGAATTTTGGAAAACATATTATATTCCACTGCAAAAAGAAACTGAGTTAAGTGCAATGGAAGGTGCACTAATACATTTTTTGCAACCCATTGCCAATGATGAAGTCTGGAAAGACCGCAATAAATAACATATGCAAGTAAAAGATATTATTACAGAAGCAGGTGGTGAACCAATTTATTACTTCGCTTATGGTATGCTTACTGATCCACAAATGATGCCTGGTGCTAAATTTATTGGACCTGCAGTGCTACAAAATTATGCTTATGAATTTGCAAGATTTGCAAATGTTTATGAACGTGGTGGTAGCAGTGTAGATGGTGTTCTTTGGGAATTGCCAACTGATTATATTCGTGAGTTAGATGCAGTTGAAGGTTACCCACGTTTTTATGGTCGTAAAACTGTTCCAGTTATAAGTGGTGGAAAACGTTATGAAGCATGGGTATATTATATGACACCTGTAGCACGTGAAAGTTTAGATGGTGATTTACCAAGTATGAGTTATGTAAGGTCTATCTTAAATGGATTTCGTCATGCTGGTATTACACCGCAACAAGTAAGCGATGCTTATTATGATTTATATAATGAATATCAAAGTCTTTCTGGAAAATAATCTTCCATAACACCATCACGGTCTAAATCGCTTGTAATACAATGTAGACCACCATCCCAAAAATAACGATGTCTAAAATTGATTACATGAGGTGTTATACCATGCCTATCAAAAGCATCAAACACAGTTTTGTTGTAGTTGTTACAAACTACATTTTTTTTATCAATTACCAACATATTAACATCAAAAACTGTTTCTTCAACATATCCTACCCAATGATTTAACCATGATTCAATAAAATCAGTTAAATCATCATTTAATTCTTCACCTGGTATCCACCATTTACCATTATTTTTATTTTTTAGTTTTCTAAAAGACTCAATTACATTAAAACTTTGATTTGGCAAATATATAACTTCCCATTTAGGAAATGATTTACTGTAAGTTTGAACATTATATAAACTTACAATAAGACCTGGAACAACTGGACAAAAACATCCATCAATGTGTCCTTCACTTTTAACAACATGACATCTATAAGATGGAAAATTCTCTGTTTGTTTTACCATATGTTGTTTTAAAATTTTTTCTTTTTGTTTTAAAAATTTTTCTTTATGTGCAAACTTAGGTTCAATAAATTTGTATAAATCTTTTTCAGATGGTGTTCCAAAATACAAATCTTTGCCTATTCTTGTTATTGAGGCTGTGTTAATATTTTTACCTTGTATTACTGTATTAGTATTTTGTATATCTTTAATAATGTTAGTATAAAAATCAAAATGGTTGTTGATGTAAAAAGTATTTCCAAACATGCCAGAATCATCACGTGGATTCATTGGTGGAGGTGAGTATTTTTTATTTTCAATTTTATAAAATTCAATTGAATCTTTCAATTCAGGACGTAATATTTTAACATCAAAACTTTTTAATAATGTAATTAATTTTTGATAGTCTTCTTCTGTCTCAATGGCAATACGTTCCATAACGTTGCGAACACGGGGATTAGTAATATAACTATAAAATTCTGGTGGATAACTTTGACCAACTACACACGTTTTAAGTTTGTCCCAATGTTGGTAAACGCTATACAATTACCATCTCCAATTAACAACATTGTCTAAATCTTGCTGTGTCCAGTTTTTATAATAACCTTTGGTTTGTAAAATTTTCATAGCTTTTTGTAGCTTAACTGCTGGTTGAATAATGACCAATGCATAATCGCCATTATTTAAATTAACACCAGCAATAGTTTCATCTATTTGTGGATGATCTTCAAGTGCAAGCAATCCACTAAAAGTATAATACCCAGTATTGACTTCTGCCACACTGTTTACAAAACGGTCAGCATCAATTGTTTTTGGATATACTATAACTACACCGTCATAATTAAAATCCCAACGATAATGAAAATATAACATATCATCTATTATGTTTTCACCACCAGCAACAAACTTTATTTTATTACCCAATAATGCATTTTTAGCATAAGGACAAGGAGCAATGTTATTAAGTGTTTCTTGCGGAACATCTAAAAAATTAATTATCCAATCGCTGATTTTACTTTTTGCGATATCTATGTCAACCATCTATAATTACCTGTATGAAGATTACTTATGACCACTATTACGGTCAACAAGAAAACAACAGTATACAATTATATAATGTAAATCTGCAATGTGAACCACATGAAGAAGGTGAAGCATTAGCGAATGGTTGGTTGCTATATAATGACCTATGGTATCAGTCACGTAGCACACGTATTTGTATTGCGAATTGGAAACTAAATTATCAACAACAAAACTGCCGTATATTTTTTATAGAAAATAATCCAAATATAGAATTATACAAACAAATCTGGCAAACTTATATTACAAGCAAAAAATATCCACCAATCTATGACCCATTTGTAACAAATGAACGTGATCGTTGGATGGAGTATTATGTAAATGATGAATTAGTTGGTTTCACAAAGTTTGCAAAATATACGGGTGGATTAGAAAGTCAATTTAATGCCTACATACCGCATCCAAAAAATAAGTTTGGATTAGATATGTTAAACTTTGAAGTAAACTGCGCAGCACAATTAGGATTAAATTATCTCTATATAGGTAGTGGATATGAAAAAGGTTCTATTTACAAAGCAAAGTTATCAGGTTTTGAATGGTGGACAGGTGCTGAATGGAGTCGTGATACACAAAAGTATATTGACTTATGTAATCAAGATAGTAAAATAACTACAATAAAACAATTATGTGAAATCACAGGACAATAAATATTTTATCATGAAAAAGAAAATCAGCTTCGTAAGTGTCAACTTCCAACAAGGTCCAACACACCTTAACGCATTTTATCTACCCTACAGCGTAGGACTGCTGTGGAGTTATGTAAGTCAGTTTAGTGAAGTAACTGACCAATATGAACTTGGTGAAATGTTATGGAGACGAGACGATATTGATGTCGCTGTTGAAAAACTTAAAGATGCAGATATTGTAGGTTTCTCTACATATATTTGGAATCGTAATTATAATTACAAACTGGCTAAAACTATTAAGAAATTATATCCGCATATATTGATTGTATTTGGTGGTCCAGAACCACAGATTGAAAAGATGGACATCTTTGAACGTTATCCATTTATGGATGTAGTCATTAAGAATGAAGGTGAAATCAGTTTTAAAAACATGTTACTTAACCGTGACGATTTAAAAAGTGTCAAGGGTATTCTTGTAAACGATAATGGTAAACGTGTTGATACTGGTGTAAGCAAACGTATTGATAAACTTGATGAAATTCCAAGTCCATATACAAGCGGATTATTCCAAAAGATTATGGCAGACAATCCACTTGTTACTTGGAATGGTATGTTAGAAACCAATCGTGGTTGCCCATATATGTGCACATTCTGTGATTGGGGTAGTATCACACAAAGCAAGATTAAGCAGTTTGATTTAGAACGTGTATTTGCTGAAATTGAATGGATGGGACAAAACAAGTTAGACCATTTTACAATTTGTGATGCTAACTTTGGTATTTTTCCAGAACGTGATTTGTTGATTGCGGATAAACTTATTGAAACCAATTACAAGTATGGTTATCCACGTAACTATGTTATTAACTATGCCAAGAACCAGAAGAAAGAAGTTGTTGAGATCGTAAGCAAGTTTATCAACAGTAACTTCCCAAATTATGGTTTAACAGTATCATTCCAAAGTCTTGATGAAGATGTGTTGGCTAATATTAAGCGTAAGAACCTTGAAATCAACCGTGTAGGTGAAATTTATAAACTTTGTGAAGAAGCAAATATTCCTGTTTATAGTGAACTCATTCTTGGTTTGCCAGGTGAAACATATGATACTTGGCGCAAGAACTTCTATCGCATCTTTGAAGCAGGTAATCACAACGGTATTGAAGTATGGATCAGTATGTTGCTTGAAAATGCTGAACTTAACTTGGCGCAACGTGATGAGTTCCAAATTAAAACAATCCTTGCACCAGATTATTTCCATGGTGTAAACAACTTTGATGATTTGCAAGAGAGCGTGGAAATCACTGTTGCAACAAAAGATATGCCACCAGAAGATTTTAAGAAGTCACTTATATTCAGTTGTTATCTTATGGGTCTGCATACCAATGGTATTACAAGTTATGTTGCACGTGTATTGAACAAAAAGTTTGGCGTAAGTTATGCTGACTTCTATGAAAACTTGTATGAATATTTTCAAGGCGATGAGTTTATGCGCAATGAGTTCCAATCTATCGCTGACTTCTATGATAGTTGGACTGGTGGTAATGAAAAGATGATGGTTAATAACTTTACTATTCGTCGCATGAGTTTGATGTGGAAGATTATTATTAGTATTGTTGCTAATAATAAGATCGAACATGTTCTTAATTTGGTTGAAGCATTTGTGCGTAAGACATACAAAGTTGACAAGAAGTTTATTGATGAATTGATTGACTTCCAACGCAAGAGTGTAATTGATTATCATACACTTAAAAACTATCCTGTAACTGGAACATACAACTACGATTTCTACAATTATCTACTGCACAATACTAAACTTGAAACACCAGTTCATGTAACATTCAAGTATAATGGCGATGTTAATCTTACCGAAGCACAGTATTTGGAATATATCTACTGGAAACGCCGTGAAAACTTTGGTATTGCCCATATTAAAACCGAAAATTTAAAGGTTGACAAACCCCAAGATCATGCTATGATAGCAGCATGATATTATATTATTTGTCGCTATTTTTGGCTTGGTTATTGGGCATGGGAATATGTGCTATTTTAGTATTTTATTCCTATCAAGCCTACCTGTTAGTAGACCATTTTGACAGGTTAGAGGACCAATGTGAACGGGAAGCCCGTAAAGCCTTTGGAAAACTCTTTGAATTAGAAGTACTTAAGACCCGAATTGATCTCTTGACAAACCGCTAAATTGTGGTATTATAGCCTAATGGAGAATGGCTATGAAGTATGATTTCCCACGCATCACCCACCTTGATCAGGTTCGTCCTGCGATTGAAGGTCGTGATGAGTTTATCATTGCAGAACGTGATTGGGGCTATGTAGTCAACTACATGGTATCCATGACCGATACCTTTCCTCCTGTTACGGAAGATGAATACTGGTGTCCTGGTTGCAAGCAATTGATCAAGGATATTGATCACTGTGGTTCACAGCGTTGCCCTGAATCTGTCAACCTTGCGGCTATTCGTCGTGAGTGTCGTGGTATGCTGTTCCACAAGGACGGCTCTATCATGTCACGCCGTCTGCACAAGTTCTTCAACATTGGTGAACGTGATGAAACGCAGTTTGGTGTGATTGACTTCACGCAGCCACATGTTATCTTGGAGAAGTTAGACGGCTCTATGATCACGCCTGTCTACATGCCTGATGGTAGCATCCGTTGGGGAACCAAGATGGGTTTGACCGAAGTCTCTATGCAAGCAGAAGAGTTTGTTGCTCGTCATCCA